TCTGTAGCGATCCGCTTCATCTTGTCGAAGATTCGAACCAGGGCCAAGGCGTCGCCGTACTGGCTTGGCTGAATCCCGTTCGGGTAGAGAAGACGCAGAAAGTCTCCAGCATCATCAAAGCTGGAACCGTAGGCTGCATTCTTTACATCCACCAAGGCTCCAACACGTTGGCCCAATTCTTCGTAATTCTTCGTCATGGAGCCTAGCGTACGATCAAGAGGAGGTGTTGTTAACCCTGCGCTCGTAAATCAGGTACGAATGGGTTGGAAGGGCCACTTGTTCCACTACCACCCATTTCTTGGGATCAAGAGGTGGAAAGAAAGCATCCCCCGGATGCCTGCCGTGCACTCTGGTCAAGTACACACGAGAGGCAATTGGCAGGGCTTGGGCGTAGATGTCAGCACCGCCAATCACCATGATTTCCGATCCCTGGGCTACCAAAGCAGCCAGCTTCAAAGCCTCATCCCAGGAACGGACAATGTGAATACCGGTTCCTTCGAGCAAGGTGCGGCTCAGAACGATATTACACCTGTTTGGCAATGGTTTCCCAATGGATTCATAGGTCCTGCGACCCATGATCACACTTTTGCCAATGGTAAGCTCCTTGAACCTCTTCAGGTCTCCAGGGGCATGCCAATCTGGCAAAGACCCATTGTGACCGATCACCCCTCCATCGTCCACCGCCACAATCAAGCTTACTTCCTGTCTTTGCATCGTACCCTTAAACAGGTCCACCGAAAGGGATTTCTCTTCTTCTTCTTCTCGCCGTATTGAAAGTCCAAATAGAAAGGCAACCCAGAGGGACGGCTCATGGGTTGCACTTTTACGATTTCCTGCACCAGGAGTGAGGGGCTCAGCCTGAACAAGACTCAGTTACCCCACTTCTGCATCGCCTCGGCCAACTCAGCGTCATCCTGGTCGAAGTCCTTGGCGTGGAAGACCGTGTTGGGCTTCGACGAACCCTGAGCCTTGTAGCTGGCCTTGGGAGGAGAAGGAGCGAAGTGCTCAGGAGCCTGGATAAGCTGCTTGGGGCCGCTCAACTCCTTCTGAGGGCGGTAGGTGTTTCCGTCAACGACGGAGACAGCATCCTTCCCGTACTTCTTGACCAGTTGGTCCAGGGTCTTCGACCACCCCTCCGACGCCTCGCTCTTCTTGGGCTCCTTGTAGGAGTCGTTGGAGTACCAGACGTTCTGGTGCCACGTACCCATCCGAGAGTTGAGGATGATCGTCTCACCCTTGGCGTTCATGAAGACCACCTTGGAGTGACCGATGTACTCCTCCAGGGTCGAACGGATGAACGAGTTGTTCACCGCGTCGATGGGATTGCCGTAGTTCTCGGCCAGCATCCGAGCAAACACAGCCGTGTCACTCTCAGCAGCCGAGGTCTTGTCCACCAGGGGACGGATGATCCCGTTGTGAGCCAGGGCGAACTTGTTCTTCACAACCCAGAAGGGGTGCGTGTTCTCCGGGTTCACGTCGCCGTGCGTCTTGATGCGGAAGTGGACGACCATCTTGCGGAGGGGGCCAGCCGCCTCGTACGCATCCCAGAAGTCAGCGAAGGTCATGAGACCCTTGACGATTTCGACCTTCTTCCCGGTTGCGTACATGAAACCAGCCCCGTGGGGGTTGGCGTTCCACATGGTGCGGCACTGGTTCTTGGTAAACTGGACCTTCTCGGGCTTGACGGCGATGATGCACATGGTGTTTGTTCCCTTTCCGTGATTACAGCTTAATTCGTGTTCCGGTGGAGTCAAGTGATAATCCGACCATCGAATCTCAACCCAACCCAAGGCTTGCTCTGGCGATCCCCCTCGACAATCAGATTGTCGTTCTGGTCGATCGAGTACAAGTGGCCTACCTGGAAGAACCTCTGCCAGTGAGGAGCACTCTTGGTGCATACCACCTGCCGATTGGAGATCAGCTTGAAAGCGAGGCCACCACCGTCACCAGTGATGTACTCCGAACCAAGTGGCAGATTCATTCCCATGACGGCATGATATACACAGTATACCGAATGTCAACTGGCATTCAGCGGTAATACATCACTTGGCCATTCGTGAGAAAGCAATGCCAAGGCATGCGGAAGTCAACCGAAACGTAACAGGCATACCCACGCGCCTCCCGGTCGAGCTTGGAGCTCACCTCCCGAAGCTCATAGACCATCCCTGGAGTCCACATGCGCTCAACATGAGGAGAGGGAGCAGGGAATGGCTTCAGGGGGATATTGCGCCAGAACTCATTGATCGAGAGGCACTTGACCTTGACCACGGGTTCCACCTCCATAACCTCAAAGTCAAGGCCCGCGTCATTCATCCCTGTCCCGATCAACTTTTGCCCAACCGTGAATTTGTCCATTATCTGAACGTAAATCCCACATTCTCGTTGTGCCACCAAGAAATGAAGTTGCCAAGATCGTACACCTCAAGCAACAGGGCGTTGGTTTTCCTATGCGCGTCCAGCCATCGCACCGCATCCTTGATTGCCAGGATAGCAAGTCTTTGGTCGGAAGTGCTGGCATTTTCAAACGTTTGGAGGAACGTCGTCAGGAGCCAATTCATGCTCCCGACATGCCCATCGGCAAGATCGTCGTCGAGAGTGGGCCAACGATCGTGAGATTTCTGCCACCGCTCAGGACCGTTTTGAATGGCCATGCAGAGCCTTCTCAGTCCGTCTTGGGATGGTAAGTCTTGCATTCTGGCTCCTTCGTCGTCCACGTTTCCCCCTCTTGCCTGTAAGTGAAACAAATTCGTTCTACCCTCATCTCCGAGGTGAATGGACGCTCTCCAGGTTTCAGACCCCAAGTTGGGGGTACAAGAGCCTTGACTTCAAAGCGTATCACCCCGCAAATGCGGCATTTCTCGTAAGCAATGAAAGGGAAAAAGTCATGCTCCATCTTTTCCTTTGGGATACTTTTCCCTTATGTAGCCAAGAAAGCCTTCGATCTTATCACGATTCCAAAGCTCGATCATGTGGGGATCAAGTTCCAAACTATAGAACTCGTTGTCAATCCAGTCAACTAGCATTTTGTAGAGCACAGGGACCGGCAACCAAATGCCATCATCCGTCAATCGAATGATAATCGGCAATACAATCTCGGCTGCTTCAAAATCCGTTGGCGTTTCTGGCGCCACCGCCTTGAGATGGCTATTCATCTCCTGAAGATACGAAGCCAAGCGAGCTTGATCGGAAGAGTTATCCAGCAAACCAGTATTCTTCCAATAGATGAAAAGTCTCCTGGCGTTCAACTGGTCAAGTGGATTACTCATTTTCCGTAAGAAGTCGCTTTGCTTGCTCGATCCCAATTGCTCTGGCGTCTACAATCATCTCTTTCACACGTCTCCTGCACAAAGGAACCAACCAACGGACTTCTTCAAGCCCGTCGCGAAAACGAAATCCTGGTACTTCTGCCCAACCTCGATGTCAACATGGAGGTCTTCTGGCGATACTGGCCTGAAATGCTGGTAACGGCTTACCTCGATCGTTTTGGCTGAAACAATGACCCTATCGGAGTCATCAGCATAGGAGTCCCGAACAACCCTCTCGAAACCAAGGTCCTCAAGCCGCTCATCAATCTCCTCCCAGTTGTCAGCACCAAGCTCAAGGCCAAAGAAGGCTTCGAGCTCTGCCGTGGTGAAGGTTGCCCCGTAGAACAATGTTGCCCAGGCAGTTGAACTCATACGCTGTCCTTGCGATAGAACCGGACAATGGCGTCCGAGTTCAAGACCTCAAACACGAGGTAGCTTCCATCGGGCTCGGGCAAGGTCTTGCACTCGATGACTTGATCCGTTACCTTCATGATTTCCACGTCAAAGTAGCAGCAATCATCGTTTGGCTTGCCATTCACCAAATGTGCCGGGTCCACAGCCATCCACATATGCCTCGCCGGATCGCACTTTTCTCCGTTGCACTCCAGGAGCGGACACATGTAGGGGCTGCGAACAGGTTGGATTCTCCAGTGCTCCCCAACCTTGACCGTGTGAAAGTTTCCGTCTTCAATTGCTAGCGACATTGTTTCTCCTGCTGAACCTCTCTGGGCATTCTGTTGAATACTGGGCGCAGAACTCAACTTCAGCTTCTACTGTGAAGCAGAAGTCAATGTGGGAACCACGGGTCTTCATCCAATTTTGGAAATCCTCAACCAACCAAGCAGCATCGGAAGGGTAAAACCCTTCCCCTGCCATCCGTCGAATTACAGGGAATAGGAGCTCCACCGTACGACCCTCATGCCCTTGTTTGATGATTTCAACTGCTGCGTTCTCCAGCACCTCAGCACACCGACTTTCAGGTTCTCCTGAAAGTCCTTCAAGAAGGCCAGTCGTTCTCCACTTTTTGATGCAATTTTCTGTGATCATGTCAACTCTACTCACGAGGCTGAGGCTAGCTGCCTGATTTGTTTGATTTGTTCAAGGTGAAGGGCTTTCATGAAGGGATCAGAAGTGGAAGCAATAGCCTTTTCAAGCCGCTCAATCACCCCACCCTTGATGGCTTCCTTGGCCCATAGGTGCAGATTCACGTCCTTCATACCGCTACATCTCCCTTGATTGCCGGGTGAGCCTCGTACCCATCCAGGCGAATGTCTTCCATCTTGAAGTCGTCGATCTTCTTGACTTCCGGGTTCAACCAGAGGGTTGGAAGGGTCATTGGGGGCCGGGAAAGCTGAAGCTTCACCTGATCCACGTGATTCTCGTAGACGTGCAGGTCCCCGAAGGTGTGGATGAACTCACCAACCTCCAAACCCGTCACCTGGGCGACCATGTGGGTCAAGAGGGCGTAGGAAGCGATGTTGAACGGAACTCCCAGGAAGGCATCAGCGCTCCTCTGGTAAAGCTGGCAGTTCAACCTCGTTCCTCCATGAGATACCCGGAACTGGAACAGGGTATGGCAAGGTGGGAGAGCAACCTTGTCGCAGGTTGCAGGGTTCCAACCGGAGACAATCAACCTGCGGCAAGACGGATTCGTCTTGATTCGCTCAATCACACGAGCAATTTGGTCAATTTTGGTCACAGACAATCCCATGCTCCACAGCGTATTCCATTCTCTTTCCAATTGTGGGTTGTCGGGATTCATGTATGGAGCTCTTGGAGGCATTGCCGAAACCTGTTCTCCTTTTGCGTTGAACAGCGGCTCCCAAGCAGGAGGTGTGCACCTGGACACAGCTTCCCACTTCCTCCACAAAGGACCATAGACAGGTCCAAGGTCGCCTTCTTCGCGCCCAAACTTGGCGCATTGCTCCTTGGTGGCCCACTCATCCCAAATGTGGTTATTCTGGGCTTGGAGGTCCTTGACGTTGCTGCTTCCGCTAAGGAACCAGAGCAACTCCGAGGCAATCAAGCGGAAGGGAACCTTCTTTGTGGTAACCAATGGGAAACCATCACGGAGGTTGTAGCGGTTCTGGTAGCCAAAGACGCTGTAGTAGCCTTCCTTGGTCCTACCATTCCCGATGTATTCGCCATTCTCAAGGATGTGGCGAAGCATTTCTTGATATTGTCTCATGGACGCACCTCAAGCCTTGCGAAGGTGGGAGCAATGATCAAGGTCTTGGCCACCAAGAGTTCGTTCACGCTCTGAGCAGCTTCCTGAATCGAGATTTCCTCTGAGGCGGCGATAATCTCGATAACCCTTCGAAGCTCCCCTGCCGAAATCCAAAGGAGTTGCCCTGGTCCGCTAGTGGGGGCGAATTCGGTGTTCTCAGACTTCTTCTGCTTGCGCTTGCTAACCTTCTCTGTCATGGAGGTAGCATAGTGCGCAGACAAAAAAGAAGTTACCGCTGGAGCTACTTTCTGTCCTTGAGGGAAGGACGGGTAATCGAGATACCCATTCCTGGAGGATCATGAAGGCTGTACGGCTTCTTGTCGAGGTTCTTGTTGACCTTCTGGACGATCTTGCTCTGCTTGTCCCGCCCTGATTCGTCTTCATTCTTCCCAGAGGAGAACCCGACATAGGTGTCCCCGTAAGGGCTCTTCCTGGAAGCTCCCCCGACGTGCTTCTGTCCCATCTGATCCAGGACGTTCTCTTGAATTACCATTTCAGAAACAGGCATCCACAGCCCTTCTTTGTCGTTCCAGGCTTCAAAAACTTTGGCGTCCACCTTGCCTTTTTCAAAATCAGTGCTTCGGCAACGAACCAAGGCTGTAGTGGTCGCATCGTGCTGCCCAGCTACATCTTCTAGATTCACCGAGAACTCCGACTTCTTTCCTTTCCCGCCTTTGAGCACTCCATAGTAATAGCCGTTCTCACTTGTAGGCGGGTAGTAGTCAGGCGGACGATTCTCTGATCCAGGCCATTCAATCTCCCAAAGCTCGGAAGGCATTGGGTTGTATTCCATCTTTGGGCCCTTCCCCTCGTTCTTTGGGTCGCTCCACATCTTCTTGTGGGTAGGCTCAGGATCGGCTCCAAGGGGCCCTGTGTAGCCTTGAACGGCTCCTGTGCCCATTGCATTGAACTCGTCCAGGAACTCCTCCATGATGGCGTCTACGTCGTTTGCTGGCTTGGCTCCAGTGAACTTGGACACGTCGTAGACACCCTTCTCCACTGGGAGAGGGGCGGTCTTTCCTGTGTACTTCCAAATGTACCAAGTTGTAGCTTGAACAGCTTGGACAGGGACTCCAAGCTGCTTTGCGGCCTCTTGGTAGTCCTGGATCATCTGGGCCCGTTCCTTGGTGCTTGGGGACTTCAAGCCTTTGAGGGCTTCTTTTGCTCCACGCCAAATATTGATGGCATGGCCGTCAAGAACCATGTCCTTCTCAACAGAAGAAGGGTCCATCAGGGACTTGAAGAAGACGGTGACCTTTGGGCCGGTTACGAGATTGGTGTTCCCTGTTCGAATGATCTCCTTGGCCCTTGCAACCTGACGTGGATAGGCGTTGATCTTCTCTGCGCCCTTCAGGACCTTCTCCGCAGCCAAGAGGTTCAGAGCCCACTTGTTTCCTGGAGATAGGACAGCAACAACGGCTGCTGCTACAGGGAATGGAAGGTTGTAGGTTGCAGCAAGGTCCTCGACATCGGACTTGGCGTTGTGATACCACCTTCCCCAATATTCCTTTTCCTCGGGAGTTGCTTGGTTGTAGACGGTCACGATGTTGTGAACACCTCCCCCAGGCTTCAATCCGAGTTGATCAACAGGGAGCCCGCTTCTCTTGGGTTCTGTGATCTTTGAAAGTTCATCAAGGGCTGCTGCTTCCAGAAACTCCTTCAGGGCCGCTTTTTCCATGATCCCAAGCTCTTTCTCTCTCTTCAAGCCGTCTTGACACCAGTCATCATCATAGAGCCCTGGGTCGATCTCTTTGTGGTAAATGTCCTTGAAGCTCAGCTTCTTCAGGACCTTGATGGTATCTGCCTTGAGCAAAGGCTCCCCGTCGGAACCACCTTCCGGCAGTTCTTCCCCGGTGATCAAGTAAATGGTCCTGGCTCCCTTGCAGGCGTCCCCATAGACCCCCATGAAGGTTTGGAACTCATTGACCGTAGGACGCCACTTCTTGACCCCTTTGATGTCAACGAGGGTGGCATCATACACAGAAACACCTTGTTCCTCGGTCGGAACAATCTCCCCGTAGAGGGCAGCTTGGCGTCTCCAGGCATCCCCAATGCCTGATTTGCCACTTTTTGGAATTTCGCCAAATCTGAGGTAGGTCTTCACCCACCTAAATATGGGATTACCTCCTTGGTCCGATGTTTTCGACCAAGGCAGGCTCGGCGCACTTTGCCATCCCGGTTTCAAACAATTGGTTCAATTGCTCAATGCTGGCATCCACGTGGTACATGTCAGCCCAGTCGTAGTAGCCGGTGATCTTGATTCCAAGTTCGTTGAAAATGCTCCGAGGAGCCCCATCCCGCAAGATGACAACTCCACCTTGGTGCTTTGGGGGCTTGCTGTCCTCGAACTCAACTCGCTTGTTGCTCTTTCCGTAGTAGTAGTATCCCATCGGTTCTATGGCTCCTCCAGTGATGGTTCCTCGCACCCATTCTCGCCACAGGCAAGCACTCTTGCCCGCATCCAACCAGCGCCCTCCGTTGCATCAAGCTCTGCCCTGTATTCCTCCGCACGCCATTCATCGGAGAAAATCCTGGAATAGCGCTTCAGGTCCTCTTGCGTGACAAGTCCGCCGCCATCTCTCTCGTAGGCCAAGTATACCAAATAGTACATTTCTCACTCCTTCGGAACATCAAGGGAAAGGGTGCGGATGTCGCGCTTCCCTTGAAGAACTTGCAGCATTTTCTCCTCGATCGTTCCCGAGGCATAGTAGTAGAAGGCTTGAACGGGTTTGGATTGACCAAGCCGATGGACTCTGCCCGTCCTTTGGTCGAGCCTTGCGGGATTCCAGGGCAATTCGGTGTGGATCACCACGTCTGCCGACATCTGGAGTCCATCCACTCCAACTCCTCCAGCATCGGATGCCAAGAAGACGTTGATCTTGGAGTTGTTCGCAAAGGAATCCAAGCTCTTGGCCCGTTGACGTTCTGTTTCTCGGCCCGTAAAGAAGACGCAGCCGATCCCAAGCTTGGCAAATTCCCTGTGAAGCAGGTCCAGGTACTCCGTCCACTGGGAAAAGAGCACAATCTTGTGGCCATCGGCAATCAACTGCTTCACGTCCGAGAGGATTTCCTGAGTCTTCACGGAAGGACGCTCAGGCTGCTTCGTGAGCAAGTCAAGGGCATTGCAGGCTTGCCGAGCTTTCAGCAAGAGAGATTGGAGCAACATCTTCTCGGAATGGCTCAAGCCAGAGGAGAGAGACTTTGCGAGGAGCCTTTGAGCATTGTCGTAGTAGTCGTCGTGCTGAGCCTTCTGGGCAGGACTCATGCTGACGGACTTGTAGACGTGAGCAATCGGAGGGAGTTGAAGCTTGTCGTAGCCAAAGACCCTTCCCTTGATCTTCTCGTGCAATTGCTCGATGTTCTTGAGTCCAGAGAAGATCAAGACCTTCCGATTGACCGAGATGACATTCTGGAATTGGTCGTTGAACTTCCACTTTGGGCCAAGAGAACCCGGCGCGATTACGTCCATGATCGAGTAGAGGTCGTCCAGGCGATTCTCAATCACCGTACCGGACAGGCCGAAGAAATACTCGCTTTTCAGCGTCTTTGCAGCCTTCCAAGCCTTGGACTCGTCATTTCGAATGAACTGGATCTCGTCCATGATCACCAAGTCGTACTTCTGAGCCTGGAACTTCTCGTGATGCTTGGCAAAGGTCTGGTAGGTCACGATCTCAATGTCGCACGTACCAAGTCCTCCAAGTCCCTTGGTGCCATTGACCATCCACGAATCCAACCCAAGGGCACGCTTGATTTCTTTACCCCATTGAATCTTCAGCGATTTGGGGCAGATAATCAGGGCCCTGGCTCCCGGCTTCACGTGCTTTCGAATCCACCCAAAGCAGGCAATCGAGGTCAAGGTCTTTCCCGACCCCATGACCATGGAGCACACGGACTTCTTCGCCTTGAGCATCGAAGCGAAGATTTCCTCCTGGTAGTCGTACAATTTGAGCGGCGAACTCAGGATTCCGTCGCTCACGGGCTTGCTGGCAAGCAACTGCCCATCCAGGACCATCGAATCCATGTCGAAGCGCTCTCGAAACACAGGAAGAGCAACGCTCTCGATCACCGGAGCCGTTTTGAGGGCTTGCTTGGTCCCTGTGGTGTAAACGCAAATGCCATCACTCTGGCCACTGTAGCCCTTGAATCGAAGACCCGAGCCACGGTAGTTGGGAGCGTTCTTCCGCACCAAAATGGCCCGTTCCACCTTCTGGAAGCCCCGGAAGTGGATGTTCCAGGCATGGCGGGCGGCATGCTGCAAGAGGCCAATGTGCTCGCAGTGGTCAGTCTGCGAATGCACGAATTCCTTGCAGGAGCACTGCCAGACGCTCGCCAACTTCTGAACGTGGTACGTCCGTCTCAGACCATCCACGATCTTGAACTCTACCAGCTTGGGAGCATCTGGACGAGCATCAAGTAGGGTTACCTCGTAGTGCTTTCCAAGTGCCGCAATGGTGTGCTGGTATTGCTGAAACGACAGGGCATCAGCAGGAATTGGCGGTGTTGGAATGGCCAATTTGCTCTCGGCTGGCTTGTAGGAAATGGTGATCATTCATTACCTTGGGTAAGAGGTAACTACGGAGGATACGCAAATTCCTACCAAAGTCAACTGGGATCGTTACTTTCTCAGGAGGAGCTTGGAAACGACTTCAGCACACTCGGGACATACGAGCAACCGACCTTCCGCTTTTCGGTGAAGTGCAGCGTGGTTGATATCAGAAAAATACCACTCGGCGCAAACGTTCCTGCCACACCAAGCGGTGATTCTCTCTGCCAGGATGCACCTGACGTATTCGGGGCGCTTTTTCTTCATGAACCCTCAAACCCACCGCGTTGGAACGTGATTCTTGTACTTCCGATAGGTATACCGGCAACATGAGTCAAAGTGAAGAATCTCCGACCCTGGCCTATGACAAGAGCAGGTGCAGGGTTCTGTCTGCTTCCAATTGAAGCCATTCACCAGAGCAAGTTCATCGAGCTTCTCCTGGGCCCAGAGAGCCATTGACTTGTCAACTTCCAGGATGTGCTCATGCCCAGGATCAAGCGCTTCTTCTTCCTTGAAGGTGGGGCTGTGCGTGGTGACAAGCCACTCAATGAACTCCACATTCCTTCGAATTTGCTTGTCTTCTCGGATGTTGCCGAAGTTGTTGAACTGAATCGACACAAAGAGCTTCTCGGGCATGAGTTACACCGTAACTCAACACCCGTGAGAAGTCAACCACACTTCGAAGAACCGCAATCAAGGCAGGTCACGCAGCCTTGCTGGTAGCTGAGGTTGGTGGACCCACAATCTGGGCACTTCTTCTGGGAAGCCTTGGTTCCATCCTTGATGTAGTTCTTCAAGACCCTGGACATGACCTTGGAGAAGGAAAAGAGGTCGGACTCCTTCTCGGCACCCTTGAGGAGTTGCTCCACGACATACTGAACAGGAGCACCGTGACGAAGAGCCAAGGAGATTGTCCTGGTGAAGGCGGCATGGGTGGGATTCTCGAAGATGTTGCCGATATTCTTGATAATCGTCTCATCCTCTGGGTTCTCGAAGTCGTAGTGGAAGTCATACTCCGCTGGGTTAACCTCACCGTTTCTCTTGACGGTCTTCCCGCCGCGAACACGCTTTGGCAGCGTGATGTGGCGAGAGAGTCCTCCCATTACCTCATAAGGACGGCCACCAAGCTTGCCAACGAAAATCGTCCACTTCTCTCCCTGGATGGTTGGATGGTAAACATCGCACTCAAGCTCGGATGGACGCTTTGGAGCGTGGTGTTCAACGAACCCATCATCATCCTCCACGCTTGCCTTGCTATCTGCCGAGAGGATCACACCATCACGGCAACCATCACGGTAAATGGTGATTCCCTTGCAGCCGACTTCCCAACCCTTCATGTAGACCGCCTTCACGGTCTCCACGGAGGCGTCACGAGGGAGGTTGGTAGTGTTGGAGATGGAGTGGTCGATCCACTTCTGGGCAGCACCCTGCATCTCAACCTTGGCAACCCAATCCACGTCAGCAATCGTGGACTTCCAGTATGGGGATTGCTCAACGTCGTCATCGGTCTTTTGGTTGATTTCCTTCCAGGCAGCAAATCCCTGGTTGTAGACCTTGTACTCCGTCCACTTGTCGCCCTGTGCATCCGTGAAGTCAACCCTTGCGTTGGTATCGCTCGGGTTGATCTTCTTCCTACGAAGGTAGAAGGCAGCAAAGACAGCATTCTCGATGCCAGAGGTGGTTCCGAAGCCAATCACAGCCTTTGCCAAGATCGACGTGGAACCGGCTGGGGCGGTCGTGTTGTTTGCAATGTTCCTGCGCCCATACTTCTTGTATTCCTCGTAAAGGCTGGGCTCAGCATCCCAAATCCTCTGAAGGAATGGGTCGTTCTTCTCCAGATCGTGGTTGAAGGCTGGGAATGCCCCACGCTCCTTGGCAAGCTGGATGCTGGAAGCGTAGCTGTTCAGGGCAAGCATCCTGTACAGGTACTCAACCACACGGATGCTATCCTCGGAACCATAACGCATTCCAAGAGCAGCCACGAAGTCACCAACTGCGGTGACTCCGAGTCCAGTACGACGGCCGCGCTCGCAAGCTTCACGGATGTTGTTCCAAAGCCTCATTTCTGCCATCTTAATGTGGTCGGGCTCAGGATCAGACTTGATCTTGGCAATGATGCGATCGACGGACTCCAACTCCAAATCAACGATATCGTCCATGAGTCGCTGAGAATCCCTGACAACCTCACCGAACTTCGCCCAATCCACCAAGGCGTTCTTGGTGTATGGATTTTGCACAAAGGAGAGGGTGTTGATCAAGAGCAAACGGCAAGAGTCGTATGGAGAGAGAGTGATCTCCCCGCATGGATTGGTTGCGGAAGTCTTGTACTCGGGGTAGTTGTTCGCTGGGCAGTATTTCATGATTGGGTCCCAAAAGAGGAGACCCGGCTCAGCGCTTGCATGTGCCGCTGTGACGATCTCGGTCCAAAGGGCCTGAGCGTCCACCATCTTGCGAATCTTTGGGTTTGGGGAATCGACGGGGAAGCGAAGCTCCACTTCCTTCCCATCTCTGACAGCCTCCATGAACTCGTCGGAGAGACGAATGGAAATGTTGGCTCCAGTGACCCTGGACTTGTCCTTCTTGATGTCGATGAAGGTTTGGATTTCAGGGTGATGCACCGAAATGGTGAGCATCAAGGCTCCTCTGCGGCCATTCTGAGCCGTCCTACGGCAAGCATCGGAGAAGTCGTCCATGAAGACAGCAATGCCGTCTGTGGTGCCCGCTGCGTTGCTTGTGGGCATACCCTTTGGACGGATGGTGGAGATGTCGAAGCCGACACCACCACGACGCTTCATGATCTCCTTCTCTTCAGCGATCGTGTAGGTGATACCCGACATGGAATCGTTTGGAGGGGGAATCACGAAGCAATTCGACAGGCTCATGAGCTGGTACTTGTTGCCAATACCAGCCATTGGGGAACCCTGGGGAATGACGTACTTGAACTTGTCGAGGTAGGAGAAAATCTTCTCCTCCGAGAGTGGGTTCTTGTACTTGCTCTCGATCCTTGCGAATTCCTTGGCAAGGCGGCGGTGCATCTGTTCCGGGACGGCCTCCAAGAGGTTCCTGGCCTCATCTCTCAGGGCGTACTTGGTCACAAACACGTTGGCCGCAAGGCCATTGCCCTCAAAATACTCTGTCGATTGCTGAATTGCCTCTTCGAACGAAACCATGAGCTATCTCCTATTACTTGTTGCGGGAGGACACAAGCTGTACCCCCGAGTCATTGGCCCTACTCATAACCTTCCTGAAGGACTGATGAATAAAGCTCTTTTCTTCTTCTGCTTCTTTTTCTTGCTCCGCGTGAACACCCCGAAGCTCATCTTCGGAGAGGAGGGCGAACCTGGAACGAGCAGTATCAATCTTGATGGGGAAGCTGAAACCGTCGGGGCCATTTCTGTTCTTGGCAATGAACAGAGTTCCGATGCCGGTTGCCTTCTTGCTCTCTGGACGACCAAGGCCCACCACGAAGTCACAAATGTGAGCCTGGGCGTACGCCTCTGCCATGTTGGCGAGGGAGATGATATCAGCCTCGGCACCTTCCTTGTTGGATTGGGAAGCGGTCCAAATTGGCAGGTCCAACTCAGAAGCAAACGCACGGAGTTCCTCGAAAATCTTCTTCAACTCCATGCGTGGGAGGTCGTACTTCTCAGTAGACCTCATGATCTGAGCATAGTCAATCACCAACATGTCAGGACGGAATCCATCGAGAGCCATCTTGTCGATGAAGGCCCGCAAGGTCTGTACCGTCGCCGTTCCGGTTGGGAAATACTTGATCCTGAGCTTCCCAAGAATTCCAGCGTTGTCCGCGTAGAACTTCTTGATCTCATCCATTCTCTCGGCACATTCCAGGGAGTCGATTCCCAGAAGGTGCGAGTCGTAACGGACTCCAACAGCCCTTTCAGCAAGCTCAAAGGTGAAATGGAGGACGTTCTTGCCCTGGAGAAGAGCTTGGGCACCCATATGGGTCAACCAGTGGCTCTTGCCCACGCCAGTTGGGGCAATTACAACGTTCAACTCACCCGAGCCCGTTCCGCCATTGAGGATCTTCTTCGAATCCAGCGATGGACCGTCGATGATGTCCCAGGTAGATGAACGGACGCAAATGTTCGTCCGAATCGTATTACGAAACGTTACAGAGTACCTTGCCTCAATGTCGTCTTCCAGAGAAAGGGCTGGAGAGTGCGTCTGTCCAGCAGAAATTGCACGCTGCACGATCTCCACGGCACGCTCGTACTGATCTTCCGCCTTGACAAGTTCTGCACACTCAACAAGTGCATTCTTGAACGAACGTTGACGGCAGAAAGACAGAGCGGCATCCTTGACATACTGGAGGTCACCGAGGTCCTTCTTGATCTTGGTGTTCTTGATCACCCCGATCACCTGTTCAGCCAGCGCAGAGTCGTTGATCGCCTTCAACTCGTCCTTCATCACCGTGATGAACAGATCGAGAGACGGGAACTCCTTGTAATTTCTGTAGTACGACAAGTAGTGCTTCGACATTTGCCTCAGATAGGCGTATTCGAAGTAATTGACATCCAGGATTTCTGCCATCCTCGCCGCCCAAGTACGATCCGTCAAAAGAGCCTGGACGATCTTCTCCTGGAAGGAACGGTCAAATTGGGCAAAAGCATTCCTGCTGTCTTCACTTGTTTCAGTGGACATTCGATTCTCCTTGAGTGTCATCCCTCCTGAAAGTGAAGGAGGGGAGGACAAGATTACATCAGCGAGATTTGGTTTTTACCGCCCATTTCACTTGGTTGCATTTTTCGCATCGAAGAGGGAAGGGGTACACAAGTGGAGCTCACTGCCTCGGTAAGAGGTAAGTACCATGGACGTGATTGATCTTCCTTTATCCGATATTCGAATTTTGCAACGAGTGGATCAGAGCCACCTGCATGTCGTAAATCACGGCATCGTAGTTGATATTGCTGACAATTTTCGCATTCAAGAGGGAACGGATGAATTCCATCTTGTTCACGTGCGGCTCGAAGTTATCTACCGCGAAGTTGATCTTCTTGATTTGCTCGTAGGAAAGGGTGGATTCGGTAAGGAACATCAACTGCCAGTTCCTCCAAATCATGTCTCCGCAGGACGCCACCGAGCCATAAGCCTTCAAAGCCTTCTTTTCCATCGACTTGGCCTTAGCGATCTCCACCAACTCGGACACGCTGCGATTCTGGTCCTCACTCAGGAGTTCAGGAAACAGCTTCAAAGCCGTTTTGAAGCCAAGTCCTGGGACGCCGGGAATGTTGTCTGAGTCATCCCCAGTGAGCGTTCTGACCAAGGCGTAGTTCCTGGCCGGAATGTGCACGAACTCTTCCTTTCCAACCTTCACCTTCACAATAGGTCCACCATGCAGAGACTTATCGGCTGGGTTGTAGAGTTGAACGTTCGGGTCGTCCAGGAGTTGATAGAAGTCCCTGTCCGATGACACGATGATTTTCATGCCATTTACGTTTTTGAGCTTGTTTTGGACCAAATAGGCCACCACGTCGTCGCATTCCGTGTCTGCAACGTAAAGCTGGCACACAGGGAGATGCTTCAATGCAGCCACAAGGTTCTTGGTCTGCGTGAGCTTGTTCTCCTTGTCATCCTTGATCCACTTCTTGGTTGGAACTCCATTTGGAGGCAACCCAATGGCCTTGAACTCGGAATTGACCTTGAGTCGGTTAGCCTTGTAATCGGGAAAGAGCTTCCTCCTCCTGGGACAGCCTCCACCTTGCTCCCAAACGACGTAAAGGCGCACTGGGTTGAACTGCTGGGTCAGTGAGTGCAAAGCCTTGATGAACCCAATAACGCCCCCGCATGGGTCCCCTACGGTCGTTACAGCGTCATTCGCCATGAAGTGACGGACGAAGAGGTTCATCCCGTCGATAATCAGAATGGGTCTTTCATTCATTGGTTCACCGTTGACTCCACAAGGGAAAGTCGCTTTCTAACCTCATCAACAACATGGTTAAGATCGTCGATCCGACAAATTTCCGCTGGAAGGCGATCCGTGCCAAGTGGACCTGTAACCACTACCTTGTTTTCCAGCAAATGAAGAGATGCTTCCTTGCCATTTGCCTCACAGATGATCTCTGCCTGAAAGTGCTCATCGCTAAAACGGCTAAATTTCACTTCAGGGCAAAGAAAACGAAGTTCGTGCTCAATATCCATGGCTGTTCGTGGTCTTCTATTTAGGCTTATGCACACACTAAAGGAATTCCTGGATTTCCTCCAAGAGGCCGAAGAGTCCTTCTCTTTCGATGAATTGAAGAAGTACGTTGGCCGACCACAACGTTTGGAGTATGTGGAGCAAACTCTGGTTGAGCTTGGCAGTGGTAGTTCACGGGCTGTCTTCGACCTTGGTGATGGACGTGTGCTCAAGGTAGCCATGAGCGACAAGGGTTCCGTCCAGAACGAAACCGAGTACCAACTCTATCACAAGGTCCCAGGGGATGTAAAGCTAGTCCTGGCGGCAATTGATGAGCCGCATGATGAGCACTTTGAATGGATCGTGGCCGAGAAAGCTGAATCCCTCAAAGGAGCAGAGGAGCTTGAAAGGCTCTTTGGAGTCGATGCCAAAACGGCTCACGAGCTTTTCAGTGGCGCTTGCTTTCGATCAAAAACCATCGAGGACCTGAAGTCCTCGATCCAGAAGCAAATCAGCTACTTCAAAGCCCTGAACCCCTCCGAGCGAAACTTGTCCCAAATCAAGAGATACGAGCAAGCCCTCAACTTCACCGATTCCTTCGCAAAGATTTGCCTCGCCATCCCTCACCTGGAAAGCAATGGCCTGGATCTAGCAAGTGCTGACCAACTCGGAGTCTTGCCAGATGGTAGGGTGGTCGTCATTGACTACGGCTTCGGGAGCGATGCCTACAGCATGTACAACCCGTCCATCTACCAGCAAGTCAATGACCTGGAAAGATCGTACAGGGACGACTACGGTCATGAGCAAGAGGTGGAATACGACAAGTACGGCAACGTGATTCCCCCTCCACCACGAAAGCCAGCTACAGCCCCTCGTCCCCCAGCAAGGCCCCCAGCCTCAGACGAGGACGACATCCCCTTTTGAGGGTTCAGCGGCCCGTTGAGCCGAATCCACCCTCTCCACGGGTGGTAGCATCGACTTCTTCCGTTTCCTCAAAGGAAACGCTGTTGATGCCGCTGTTTGTTGCAATCACCTGAATCACAACCTGAGCGATACGATCCCCGGCCTTGAAGTAGGTGCTGGGGTACACAAGAGAGGTATGGCCCCAACTCGTCATGGACGGTTTGGGTGGATTGCCATTGTGAAGCAACACTCCAATCTCGCCACGGTAGGTGGTATCCACAATTCCACCAATTGGGAAAATTCCCTCCTTGGCAAGGCGGCTTCTCCCAACAATATGGAGGAAAATGTCCTGAATATGGGTGTTCTCCACCGAGGCAAGCTTCAAGCCCGTCCTGACCAAAGCGGTCTGACCGGCCTGTAGCCCAAAGTCCTCGACACAATAGAGGTCGAAGGCTGCGTCGCCAACATTGGCCTGAGTTGGAAGCTTGGCTTCAGGGTGAACCTTCTTGAACTTGATCTTGATGCTCATTCGTCGTCTTCCTGCTTCTTCATTTCTTCATAAGAATTGGCGTCAACCCCCTTGAAGGATGGGTGTTGGGTGCTATCCCCAGCAACAAGGGCTGCTGCACAGAGAGCATCAACATACTCCTTGTACTCGGGAACATTCAACACTGCGGAGCGGAATTCGTCCTTGTAGAACTTCACCTCGTGGAGCACCTCACCGTCCGTAGCATTTGCCACGGAGAAGGTCTTCCAGGCTTGGGCTCCTTCGATCTTCAACCGCTTTCCGTTATAGATGACCGGCCCATTGGCCTCACAGAACTGCCTGAGAGCGTCAAACAGCGGACCATCGTCAACCACACCCTTGCCAAAGAGGATGGAAAGTTCAGCCGCCCTGAAAGGTGGAGCGACCTTGTTCTTGATGATCTTCACCTCGGCATTGATACCGTAAACCTTGTCCTTTTCTCCCTTGATGGGTTGGCCGGTCATCACACGGAGACGAACAGAGCAAGCATACGGAATGGCAGAGCCACCAGGGGTGGTAGTTGGGTCACCATACATGACACCAATCTTCATGCGCTGCTGGTTGATTACCAAGAGAATGGCCTTCTCGTTGGCAATGATGTTGCTGATCTTCCTAAAGCCCTTGGAAAGCACACGAGCCTGGAGTCCGATCGAGTTGTCAGTGTACTCTCCCTCAAGCTCGGCCTTTGGGGAGGTTGCAGCAACGGAGTCCCAAATGATCAACATTGGAACGTCCTTGTTGAGGGTGCGCGACTTGAGGATAGCCATTTCAATGTACTTGAAAACCTCCTCCGTGCAGTTGTTCTGGATGAACACGAAGTTCTTGCTGACATTCAACCCAAGAGACCGAAGGTTGTCAGGAGACGTGGCGTTCTCCGTGTCGATGTACACCACGATGCCACCCATCTGTTGACAACTCTTTGCAGCCTGGAAGGCAAGGTGGCTCTTTCCGCACGAGGGCGGGCCTTGAATCTCAATGATCCTTCCTTCTGGGAAACCACCTCCCGGCTTGTTGGAAATGGCGTAATCCAGGAGAACGGAACCCGTGCTGACCCAACGCTTGATGTTCGTTGGAGCAGCCGAATCACCCACATTCCAGGCAACTTGATCCTTCGCTTCACGGTTGATCTGCTTGATCAATTCCGCTGCGTAGTCATCCGAGTTGTCCATTACTGTGTTCACTGCTACTGGAGCTGTTTCCTTTACCGTCTTTGCCTTTGCCATTGCTTTTTCCTTCTCTTGACTCTGGAAGCTATTTTCTTGGGTTTGTGAATAGTTGAATTGCCTATTCGATCACTTGTTCAACGCACACAAGCGATACGGAATCAGGGTGAAAGTGCCATCCCCAACGAGCAGTTACCATCCCAGAAACAATCACGGCGTTCTTGAGTAGGTCGAAGAAGTCCTTCTGCTTCATTGGATAGAAACCGCCCGTCTTCAGGTCCCTGAGATAGACCTTATCTTTCTGCATGTTGACGATTTCCATGCTGGCCTGAAAGGTGTGCGTCTTCAATGGATGAGTCGCGACAATCTTCTGAGGCGGAATGGCCGAGTAGAAGATACCCTGCGCTGTCTCGTAGATTTTCAAGGAGTTCTCGTCAGTTGACATTTCTTTCGCCCCTAGAATGCCAAAAGCCCCCACCAGTTTTCACCGATGAGGGCCTTTTTTCCGTCTTTTTCTGGCTCAGAGTCCGTCGAACTGATCCTCGACCGACTTGAGGGCAGCGTCATCAGCACCCTCTTCCATCTCAGGAGTACCCGCAACCGACTCAGCGTCGATGTTCAGGTAGTCGCGAAGCATCTTGCCAAGCTCATCGGCAGACTTGACCTGCGACCGGAAGTGCTCCATCAGCTTCGGTGCGGAAGCAAGCAGCTTGTCAACTTCCTCCTGCGTCGGCAGGAGCTTCGAAGACTTGGTAGCCACACGAATCTCCACGTCGTTCACAGGGTAGGACTTGCCAGTGGCCTCGTTCGTGAACGTCTTGCCGCTTGCAGAGACAGTGATCTTGAAGTCACGACCCACCATGGCGTCGTTCAGAGGCTCGGAAGCAAACTCCTCGTCAAGGAAGTTGGCGTAGAACTTCTTGCAGAGATTACGGCTTACCTCGTAAATCTGCGCACCCTTCTCCTTCTCCTCACGGACAAGGATCGGAGCGTAGAACCTCGACTGCGGCAAGAGCCCCTTGATCGTGTTCCAGGCTCCCTTGTTCGAACGATCCTTGCGAAGCTCCTGCACGAACTCCGCAATCGGGTCCTCCATTCCAAACTGGACTGGAGCAACCAAGCGGAAGCGATTGAGCTTCTTGTTGTCGTAGTAGCCAATCTCGCAGAATGGCTGACCAGAGAAGTCGAAAGGCAGAATGCGAATGTTGTAGCTCCGTGGCTTGCCATCCTCATTCAAGGTCGGCTTCCAGAACGGAAGAGTTGGATACGAGGTCTTCTTCTTCTCACCGGAAAGCTGAGCGAACTTGTCTGCGAGGGCCTTGATATTGAGTGTCATTTTGGGTTTTTCCTTGGGTTGTTCTATGGGTTGTACTGTGGTTGAAAATTGGGTTTGCTTATTGGGACAGTCGATTTCTCGCTGTCTTTCTAAGTATGGCCCAGAGGGGGTGAACTGTAAACCGTCAGGTGCGATTTATTTCCAATGAATTCGCACACTTATACGATTTTTTCAGAGGGTAACCTTGTCCTTGTTTCGACCCTGGTGGCAGGCGAAACCAATGGCCTGACGAAGCAGGATCGACAAATTCGATTCAAAACCTGCGGGGAGGTTTGGATCGCGTTCGGTGCGGTCGAAGTTCGAGATTGCCATGTATTCGTTCAGGGAGAGTTTAGCACCACTCTGTTGAAGGTTATACAGGGAGAGTTGCGAAACCTTCACAGCGGTGAAGGCTGGGTTGACTTCATAGAAGATGCCGTGGGAGTTGTGCCACTCCGAGTCCTTCTTGATGTAGTAGGGGTTGGTATCGTCTCCCAGCTTTCCAATGTCGTGGAAAAAGGAAGTCACCACCATCTCCTCGTGAGTGAGCTTCGTTTCGTAGGTCTTGTTGAGCAAGCTCAGGTTCTTGAGAACCCTCAACAGATGCTCCACAAGGCCCCCAGGAAAGGCTCCGTGATACTCCCGACGGGTGGAGGCAGGGGCCAAAACCAACTCCTCCTTGTTGTAGTCCAGGCACGAGAGCAACGCCTTGTTCTTTTCAGGCGAAGACTTCACGTGATCGCTGACCAGCTTGACCAATTTTTCGTGGTTGCTGATCAACTTTTCCAGTTCAGGCGTTACTTGCATGGTCCCAATGATACAGAAGAAAGATTCGGTTTATACCACCGGAGGGCTAAAATCGACTGATGCCGAGAGAAAAGGATACGCCTGGGAAGAGAGGGATGTTTCTGGAGCCTGCGGCGCACAGGGAAGGGAGAAGTGCCTCGGCGTCTCTGTGGACATCCAGGACAATCTCATCGTGCCGCAGGAAGAGGGGGACGATCAAGGGGTTGGTTCCAATGGCTTGGAGCATGTTCTTGAAGCCGTAGAGAGCCACATCAACGGCTGTGCTCTGGATGAAGTAGTTCAGGAGCATGTAATCATCGGCATGAGAGGTGTCCACCCACCTTCCATAGTGGTTCAAGATGTGGGTGCGGCCATTTGCTTCATTTTCTGCTCGGAGACGAGCCTTCATTTCCGTGAGCTTGAAGTAGTCGGTCACAAGGTCGATCAACCCCTCCGCATCCCGGACGGAATGCAGCCGTGAAATAATCGTCTCTTGACCGGCCCCGTAAAGCTGGCTGAGGATCACTTCCTTCATCACATCCCTTGAGATATCCTGAATGCCCAATTTCTTGGCAATATCGGCATACAGGTCGTCCGAGGGTGTAGGTGTTGGTGGGAGTGGAAGATAACCAGAAGGAGAAGGGAAGGGGGGATTAGTAGAAATAGTAGATGGGTTGCCAAGGGCCAGAGCCACCCTTGGTTCAAGGGAACGGAAATCCAAAGAGAAGACCTTCCCCTCCTTTCCAAACCGAGAGGTCACGAGGGAGTGCTTGCTCTCTTGGAGAGCAAGGATCTGTGGACCCGATACCACCTTCATCCTTCCCGTCTTGGTCGAGCGGGAGTATACCACCTCCTGAGCAAAGCCCAATTGATCCGGTTCAAATGAACGAATTACCGCTGTAGCCTTTGGATCTTCTCCAAAAACCTTCCAAGCCATGGGATCAATCTTGGCTGGCCGCATTTGCTCAAATACATCCCACGTTTGCTGGTAGTGGGTCTGGTAATACGTCAGGTCCAGGGAAGAGAAGTGGTCGATCAAGTATTTCCCAAGCCCCTTTACAGCCTCTACAAAGGCCGAGGAGGGCATCGTGAGACTCCAAGGGATGGAAGGGACATCCTGACCGGCCAAAGCCGTTTGAAGGGCTGCTGCATGCGCTGGTGGGGGGAATGGGGGCAAGGGGATGGCATGAAGCTCTGCCACCTCGTTGAGGCTCTTCATTCCGTAAATGAGAGGCGTATCCGGGAGATCCTTGACCTTGAGGATCTTCCCGGTATTGGCTTGGCACAAAAGATGCTGAGACAGTCCAACAGCATCGCGGTGGATGTAAACGTCCATGGTGGACATTGTAATCCCGCTAGCTCTTGGAATCCAGGGGGGTCATCTCAATCTTGTGTTGGAACCAGCAGGCTGACCCGTTGGGGTGTTGTTGGCGTTAGCCTGAATGTCCCTGAGAACGGTCTGGGCGTTTCTAATCGTGTCAATCAGGGAGCGGTACTTGCCCCAACCGTCATAAGGCGAGAACTTGGTGTCCGTTGTGAACGACCCAGCTTCGATCCTGTGAGAAATTCCTGTTGCGTAGTAGAAATTGTCGATGGTGGTGCCAGTGCCAAAGTCCACGAAGAACTTCGTCCCGTATTCCAAGAGAGGACATCCCAGAGAAGGAATGGAAAGGTCACAAGGGATGACCTGGAGAGGAAGACCGCCTGGGGATTCTCCATTTGGTTCCAATGGGTCGGAATGAAAGGAACGAAGAAGGTTGACCGTGGAGAGTTGTGCGTTCTGTTGGGTTGCAAGGGCAGCATGCTTCACAGCCGTTCCCTGAGCCCCTACGATGATGTAGGGGGAGGTCCTCATCATGAAATCGCGAAGCTTTGCTGGCCCGCCGTTAATCCTGTAAATTGGCGGGTTGGAGTTGGGAATTTGAGTGATCAACCCAGCGTTCTGAGCGGCTTGGATGATCGAGTTTGCCTCCATGGCGTGAGACTGCGACACACCGGCATTTCCTCCTTGCTGAGTTGGAACGGGACGAATCGACCGAAGCTCGTCATCCCTGTTGGCTTCCAGGAGAGCAGCTTGGGTGTCATAGGAGGTTGTGTGGCGATCAAAGATGTGCACTCTCAGGATGGAAGTCCCAGCGGCAGTTTCAGAGTTGGCACCCTCTGGGAGAGCATGGGCTGTCCTTGGGATGCACTCAATGAAGTAATCGAGCTGCGGAAGCTTGAAGCTTCCATCCGGGGTCCCATTAGGCCCGCTGAGAAGCTGTTCGATCCTGGTCTGGAGGGCAAGGGAATCCGTTGCTGTGGACTGAGCCTCACCTGAGCCCGCAGGGTTGTCGCTTGGGGTTGTCCACCAAGGTCTGCCTGTGCCGTTTGGATTACGCAACCCATAAGACGGAGCCGCTGGGTCCTCCACGATTGTGTGGGAGACGAAGTTCAGGAAGTCCTGGAGGGTCATGTCTCCAGCACGGGAGATGTTCTCCATTCTGTACCTTGTGTACTCCCGGAGGAAGTACCTCGTGTCCACCTGGAAGTTGGCAATATTCAACGTCCTGGCAAACCCAGCATAGGAATTGAATGGGTAGAAGATCAACTGAACGTCATCGAACTTCCTGGAAAGGGCAAGTGGTTGCCCCACGAAAGCAAGGAACAAGGAGCCAAGGGTTACAGAAGGGCGCACCCCGAGTTGCCGCAATTGCTGATCGGCTTGGGTTATCTCTCTTGCAACGTCCCCGGAATAGGAGATGTAACGACGACCAGCAGCCCTTCCTTCAGGATAATTTGCTGTTGGTGCAGCGGCAAATGGCTCCACTCCACCCCTGGAGATTCGGGCGAGCTTCCTTGCGATGTTGGTTTGCACAGTGGAGCGAAGTTGAGCCGTCTGACCTCTTCTTCCGTCGGTACCATAGAGGTTATCCAAGGCTCCCAGGAGGGATCTGGCACTTGGATTCTGGGTATTTCTCAAGGCGGCTCGAAAGTTTGCAAGTTCAGTCCTCAACTCTGGCGTCAGGAGGAGTTGTCCGTTGCTATCTGTTGCGGCATCCAGGACTTGGACACCTCTCACCTCGCGAGTGCCAATAGAATTGGATTGGAACACCCTCCTACGAAGCTCTCCAACCTGCTCGGTCAGGTTTCTCACCTGACGAATGATGTCGGAAACTCCAGTTTCGTCTGACGAAATGGTTTCGGTCCTGAAGTCATTGGCGCCTCTCATTGCAAGGGAGAGAGAAATGACAGCTTGTCCTGCCTCGTCGAATTGCATGGAGACGTTGATGATCCCGTATTTCTCCTTGCATCTCATCCCATTGAGGAGGTTGGCATACATGTTGTTTGCCGAAGGAGGATCAGGGTGCTTCCAGCCGTATTCGATTAGGATTTCGGTGTTTCCGTAAAGGTCGGGACGAATGAAGTCAGCCACCTCGGCAAGACGAGTCTTGTCATGGAGAACGAAGTCCATCTTGGCCGTCTTGAAGCACATGAATCCCGTCGTTGGGACGATCTCAATGGACAAACCCTTGAAGGTCATCAGCGGACGGAACTTGTCGAGGACAGGGGCACTTCTCCTGCTTGATCCTCCCGCATTCTGAGCGCGATCCTCATTGGCATTCACCATGGTCTGTGGAGCCGTGAAGACCTCCATTCCCACCTCCGTGTATTCCTGTTGTCTGCCAACGGAGTTGGTTCCTTTGACAATGGAGGAATCAAGGAGCAGCCGCCGGGTGCCATTTGCTGTTTCGGCACCATCAAGGAACTTGATCAGCCCTGGAGCTTGAATTCTTCCATCTGCGTCCGTTGGTGGACGAGAGAATTGGAAGAGAACTTCCAGGAATGGGACACACCTGGAAATTTCAATGCTTGGGAGGGCGTTCATGAAGATGGTAACAGCGTTCACGTTGCGGTGAATTGGAAGCACACGCACGTTGTTGACCATGATTGCCGAGAGGGATGGAGAAATGTCCCTGTTTGGGTGCGACCTGTCAGAGTTGATCACGTTGGACCCAAGGATCTCCTGGACGGAATCCCTTGGACCAATTGTCGATCCCTTCACAATGCCCGCGCCCTGCGCTGGATTCTGGTTGCCAGCACCATCCCCAGGGCCAAAAACAATCTTCACCGAGCGGTTGAGTGCTTCGATGACGCTTTGAATATTTTGAGCCTCCCCGCCACCCTCAGCGAGAAGACGGTTCAAGGTGTCCACAATGTCATTGCTCGTGTATCCACCCGTCGAGGTATCAATCAGGACCTCGATCATCTTGGTGATCCACTCGGGTGGCTGAGGCAAGTCAAAAGACGAACCAATGTCCTGTCCTTGAATCTGAGACAGAGCAATGGAGGCGGCAAGATCCCTTACGGTGTAGAGCCCGAAGTATTTCGAGAGTTTCCGAATGGATTCCTGAAGCGGAATAGTTGTGGCTGGTTGATTTGCACCGGCTGGCATGGTTATCCTACATAACGGCTTACATCAGACAGGTCCGGGATCTTGATGATTGTGCCAACTGGCACCTGCAAAACCCATCCAATATCCGAGGCAGCAGCAATCACCCACCAGAGGCGTCCATCCCCGTAGTAGAGCCCCGCAAGGATGTCCAAACGGTTGCTTTCACGGAGCGTGATTTGCTCAAAACGGATGTTGCCTGCGATAACGTTCTCTCGGATCACAGGAAGGGCGTAAGATGTGCCATATCGGTATCCAATCCCGATGGTTGGTGTTCTCCCATATCGTTTCATCTGTTATTTCCCACTCCTCCCGTGTTCATGCCATTACCCACGGCGACTCCGTTGGAAGAGCGTGGTGTTGCAAGCACTTGCATGCGCTTGATGGTGGCTTCCTTTCGGTCAGCCATGTTCTTGTCCTCTGGCATGCCATTGACCCAAGTCTTCATGGTATTTCCAACGTTGTAGACCGGAGCAGTCATGAAACCATCCGAATCCAAACCTGGGTTGATGTCGTGGATTGGCTCAAAGTCCATCGAAATCTTCACCATCATTGGAGCACGGGCGTTGTGCCTGCCAGTTTCCCAACGGGCATCACTCCAATCCATGCGCATGTTTTTGATGAAGCCAGCAAGTCCTTCACCCTTTGTGCTCTCGAAAGCCTTGATGATGGAGTTCCCGTTATCACCACCAGAACTGAAGAAGTTGGAAACCACTCCCTGGCTGTTGGTGTTGGTATCAGGCAAACTGTCTTGTGTTGACTGGGTGTAGGCAACACGAGCAATCTCCTCTGGATCTGGACGGAGGTCATGCTGAGTGCAGCCGTAGATACCATCCTGTCCAGGTCCTCCACTTGGCACGGAGAACTTGTATAGTTTCAAGGAAGGATCGGCTTGAGAGTTGGTTACCGACACAATCCTAACCTTGAGCTCCTGTGCAATCACCAAAGGAGGGCCAGCAGGGGAAGCTTGTGGGGTCAAGGTGCGTCCGCCAGCCGTGCTGGAATTCGTCACAGACACAAACGCATTCACCCCGGCACCAGACCGTCCACCAACACCCGTTCTCTGGGCCTGGAAGGGTTGTCCTGGCGATTCGCTGAGGTTGCCGAAGCGAGGGTAGCCAAGGAGCCGTTGACCGGCTCCACGGGTCTGCTGCGTTGGCAGAGGAGTGAGGATTGCGTGCTCCCCTACTTGGTATTCTCCTCTACGAGCCATGCGTTCAGTGACCTGCTCTCGGTTGCGAAGCAAGGCGGCATTGTAGGTTACGGTACTGTTCTGCCCTTGCAGGCTGAACTGGTTCGAACCCACACCAAAGAGTCGAGCAACGCCGAAACGGCTGTAGTTGCTCTTCCAAACATCACCCAAGCGCAAGCGGATCAAAGGCGATGCACCTGGAATTTGAGAGAATGGCTGGATGAACTTGTTGTTGGCGGTTCCAACTTGACGACCCTGTGTGTACTGTGGATACACCATTGCGATCAGCCGGTTGATCTTGTACCACATTGAGTCAAAATCCTCTTCCGAGGTTGCCACAACGCGGAACTCCAAGGAAATCTTCCTTTGGGTGTTCTTGTAGATCACAGCCTTTCCAATTCGTCCATACCCTTCCACGTCGGTGTATTCCGGCTCAAAGGAATCGCTCATGCTTTCCATGAAGGCATGGAAAGAAAGGATCTCATTGGTGCGGGTATCATGGAAGTAGAATGGCATGTAGTCGGCTTCCAGGTAGTCTTCCAAGGCTTTCACGTCCTCGGCCAGAATCCTGTTGCCGTTCAATCCACTAGGGCCCTTGACGATGCTGAGGTTGTTCTTCGACAGAGCAGCGCTTAGCTTTTCCGTTGGGTTGTTCGACTGGTCGGATGCCCCAAGGAAAGTAGCCTCGGCCCGGAAAATGTTGTTTGGAATCATGTACATCGACTTGGCGGTTTGCGAACCCCAAGCCAAGGCATTCCTGTAAAGCCCTGGGAGACGATGAACCGACTGCAACACAGCCGGGTTGAGCGCACCTTCACCCCTTGGACCGATCTCCCCGTCCACAATGATTCGATCAATGTCGGAGATGAACTCGTTGACCTCGCCGTTTTCATTGATAATGAACCCGGCATCATCGTGGTTCATGGCAATATCCCCGATGGTGGCGAGGATATTGCAGAATTTGAGCAAAAGAGAGCTGTTGAGCTTTCGGATGAGCTCAATCGTCCCAAGTGGATTACCAAGGACGCTCGCATCGTTCACGTTTCGTGGACGAGAAGCCTCGCCTGTATTTACCATTCCACCAGCAGCAGCCAAGAAGAAATCAGTTGTTGAACGGACGATTGTTCTCAGGATGGTGTTGTAGTACCCATGGTTCTTGGCGATCTTACTCGTAGCCGCTCCAGCCGATGAAAGTCCAAAGAAGATATCCACTCCCTTGGAGACGCAAAGGAAATAGTCGTGGGCCGTACGGGCAATCTCGATCTCAAAGTCCGTGTTCCTGAAGATGTCAACCTCAGTGGCTTTGCCCAAAAAAGAACCCATTCGCTTCCGACGATCACTCATGGATGGGTTACCACCCAGGTTTGGTTCAACCTTTGGACGGCGGATAGCGATGATCGTTGCAGCCGCTCCCTTGATCAGACCACCTACAGTCAGAGCTAGGAGAGCAGCAGAAGCTACGGTGGCTGTACTGGTGAGTCCATCAAAGGGTGCCAGCCAGTTATTGACACTTCCATAGGACTTGACCGTATCCAAGATGATATTGTCGTCCAGTGTAGGTTTGGTGAACTCAGGGTTCACGTCCTTCATGATCTTGACAGGGCTGACTCGGCTAATGTCAATCTTTTGACCAATACGAGCCAATCCAGGAGCCGTGGAAGCTCCTCTGGCAGCAAGCTCCTGAGCAACGTTGTTTGGATCTGTAGGGATGTAATACTCACCAGAAGCTTGAAGCATGGTAAGGAGGCCGATCTTCTTCAGGTCTCGGAGCTTTACCAGCACCGCTGTGTCCCCCTGGGTGGAAGGGAACTTCCTTGGACCGTACTTTCCAAATTCCTGTTGGGCATACCCAATTCCAACGTTGCTGTCGTCCTCAAAAACGGCACCGGAACCCCTGGAGCCAGGGGCAGAGGCAGGGGAACCGTCGTTTACATCCAAACCGGAACGGGGAATCAACGTTTTGCCGATGGTAAAACGGTTATTCTGAACCTGTGCCTGTCTTACTCGCTTGACAAAGGACGAATCTTCTCCTTTATCGTTGATCTCCTTGAAGATGTCAACAGGAGAAGGATCGGTCGAAGAAGTCTTGCCCTTCTTGATCTCAAATTTACCACCAGCGGCGTCATCCACATCCAAGAAGCCACTTTTCGAAATGGCCCTAAACGATGCCTCGGCAGACTTGCCATCTACTCCACCCTCGTGGAACTTCTTGGTGAAGTATTCTTGCCCGTTGACCCCAGGGTCCGTGATACCCGTAGGGTTGCCAAGCTCGTCCTGAAGGGCGAACTTCCCTTGAGTTGGACTCAAGGGAGGATTGTTGGTCGTCTCTACAGTTACAGCAACGCCATATTCCACCATCCTGGTAAGCACGTCAGGTCGGATGTCGTCCTTGTCAATTTGAATGGTGTTGTTTGGACCGGAGTTTTCCAGGTAAGGAACAATCCTGTTGCTCTCCAAGGATTGGATCAGGTCCCCAAGACGGCGTGAAGTTCTGGACATGCCAGTAACTATTCACCCTTGGCTTTTTGCGTATTAACAGCGGATTCAATTGGTTTCAAGACTTTTTCAGCAAATTCCTCTCGAAGCTTGACCAAGCCTTCAAGCACCTTCGCTCGCTCTTCTTCTGGGATCATCGCAAGAAGTTCTTGGAACTTCTTGGATTGCATGAAATCGTCATCCATGATTACCTCTCAAGGGAGCCGTGAGTGATCCTGGTTGGGTGAGGACCAACGCGACGAAGCATGCCGAGCTCCAGAGCGTCCAAACCGTCGTTGTCCAGTTTGATCGTCACATTCACGTTTACCGTGAAGTTGCGGTTCTGAATTGTGTATTCGCCCTCCGAACCAAGACCAATGCTATCTCCAAGACGTTGAAGTCCCTGCTCGATCTCAATTGGCCTGATTCCACGAATCGTGGTCGAAAGCTGGTTCACGTGGGACACCATGTCCGTCACAACGCTTGCAATCCTGGCGAACTGCACACGCTCGATCTGACCCGTGACGTTCTCAGTCACCGTGGCAATGTTCGTTACCCCGGAAAGAGAGCGAATCATATCGGGAATACGGGAAAGAGCCTCAAAAGAAGCCTTTACGGCATTGATCTTGTTTGTGAATGCCGCTGGATCACCAATCGTGCTCGTCACGGCGTTGACTTGCGGAACGACGGTCTGAAGGATCGACACAACTCCCCGGTTACCACCACCTCCTGCCAAGGCAACAAGTAGCAGGTTCATCGTGTGACCAATGTCCTCCAGCGATGTGATTCCACCAGCACCCGCACCCGCTCCACCAGCACCCCTAAAGGATTGAATCAACTGGGGAACAGAGGAAACCACCTGGAACAAGCTCTGCATTGCCTGCATTCCACGAGCGAGGTTAGAAGCCTCCCTGACGGAAACTCCAGCGAAAGCTTGACGCATGTTGTTGACCAAGATTGGAAGGTCATCCTTCACTCGGGTGAAGAAGGTGTTGACCAAGTTGGTCATCTGGAAGATGGTACCGGCATCAGCAGGTGTGGCTCGTGCGGCTGGACCAGTGTCTCCACCGGCTCCCCGACCACCAGCCAAACCAGAGATGATTCCACCGATCGACGCGATCGTCGAGAAGATTGGACCGATTGCTGGAGCGATAGCCTGCAAAGCCTTTGCTTGCGATGGGTTCAAATCCCCCACGCTTGTGGCTACGGACTTTAGGAGGTCACCAATCTTGACGAATAGATCGCTGCCCGTGATTGCCCGCATGGTATTGCTGATAAACGCACTCATGTGCTGGACAACACCGTGGAACTGTGCACCCCGGTTCATTTCAGCCAGAAGAGCCGAGCTTGGACGAAGAGCTTGAGCCAAGTCCCCAACACCCGAAAGGATGGAAGGAATGACCTGCGCAGCCTTTGCCTGGGCGTCAGAGAACCCAGTTGGGAGGTTGGTTGTGACTGTCGCAACCACGGTCCTCACGAACTGACTCAGCTTGTTTCCAACCTCGTTCACGTAATCGGTCATCAAGGTGATTCGACGAGAAACAGTGTCTCCAGCCAAACCTTGCAGGAATCCAGGGTCCGAGAGCGTTTCCGATGGCGGCTTCAAAGCATTGGCCAGCCCAGAGATACCTCCAAGGAGGTCCCCGATGATCTGAGCCGCCTTGACCTCTTGTTCGCTGCCAGTTAGACCTTGAACGTTCGTTCGGATGGCCTCAATGATCTTGGTAATCTGACCACCCAGGGCGTTGATCAGGTTCTCAACTTGCTTCAAGTTCTCCTTTTGTTGAGCCCCACCCGTTCCACGAATGAAGTCCACGAAGCTTGGAGTCGTCGCAGAAACCATCTGCGCCACGTTTCCAGCAAATTGACCGACACCCTTCATAACTTCAACGAAGATTTTAGCCTTGTCGGTAAATCCAGGACCAGGACGGAAAGCATCAATTGCCCGCATGATGGCCATGCCCTGGGTCGTCATGATTCCAATTGTCGCAGCGATGGTTGCCATACCTGCGGCAATCACCAAGGCTCCAATACCACCACCAGCCGTCGCAGCAAGACCAACAACACCGGCAATTGCAGTTACAGCACCAGCCGCCAAGAAGAAGGTGCCCATGGCCCCCATTACCAAGACGCTCTTGGTGATTTTCGAGGTTTCAATGTTGCCAAAGAGTTTGATCAACCCCACAGTGGCATAGGCCATTGCCGCCCCTACGACGCCAATCATGCCAACACCAATGACGATCTTACCAACCATCCCTGCGTTGAGGTTGATGGCGCTGAGGAGCTTCACAGCCCCAGCAATTGCCAACATGGAGGTTGCCGTGGCGACCATTGCGCCAGCCGAGGCGGCAACGGATTGAGTGGTCAACCTATTCTCCTGCATGGCCTTGGCAAAGCGGAAGATGGCATACATAATTCCCGCCATACCAACGGTGATGAACAGGGTGATAGCTGCCATTTTCACCAGAGCAGCACCCCAGTTTACCTTTGAGGTTGTAGCAGCAGTAGCAGCCTGTTCAGCACCCTTGACAACCCCAGCGGCTCCACCACCTGCTGGAGTTGTTGGGATTGGGAGCTTCGACATCGCTTCCGAGGCTGTTTGAACCTGTGAGGCGAACATCCCTTTCACGGACCCGAGGGCTTTGGACACACCACCACCTTGGAGCCAGTTAACAAGACCAGAGGCGAAAGCCCCGGCAATGCTGGTGGAGATAGCACGTCCCACCATACCCACGAATGCCGGTGCGGCCAAGACACCAGCCACCTTCATGAAGTTTGCCTTCACCCAGGGTTCTGCCTTGGCCCAAAGCGTCGAGAACATCCTCTTTGTGGCTTCCCAGAGAGAAGGTCCTGCCTCGACAATAGCATCCACGATTGGACCAATGAGTTGGGACACGAAGCCCTGGGCATTCCTTGCGGCCCCAGCAGCCCCGCCAAGTCCTCTTCGTCCAGAGATGATTTCAGTGAGCCCCCTGATGCCACTAGTGAGGGTGGTCATAGCCACCTTCAACATGCTACCGGCGATGTTCGAGAGGGCAACGAAGAACTTCTTGAATCCATCAATGATCTTTTGACCGTTTGCGGAATTGCCTTGAAACCACTCGAAGAAGTCTTTCTTGAGCCGCTCCAGCATCTTAGGCAAAGCCGTTTGCGGGTTGTCGGTCATGTCCTTGAAGAAGACCTTGAAGGTATCCGTGATCTTCGCAAACATGGCTCGGAAGCGAGATGGCTCAAAAAGATCCGCAATGCCCGTGAAGACATCCTTCACTCCCGGAAACATGTCCACGAATGCCCGACCGACTTTGATTCCCTCATAGTACGCAGTTCTCAGGTCTATCCTGAGTTCTCGCATAATCTTTCGGAACTCTGCCGACCGCTGGATACCCACAGAGAAGCCTTGGATGAACCTATCAAAGAATCCACCACTGCCGAAGGACCCCGACTTCACCAACCTCTCAATGGAGTCAGCCAGAGCCTTCATGGCCTGTGTCTGGGTCAACTGAGACTTCTTGGCGAGGTCTGCTTTCTTCGTGACCTGATCGTAGCTCATCCCCTGGTTCTTCATCGAGAACACAAGGTCCAGAGCGGAATCCTCAAGGCCCGTTTGCTGGGCCAGCAAGGTCCTTTCCTGACGGGTCATCGTCTCAACCGACCGACCGGCCTGGAAGAATGCTTTCCTCAACTGCTCGACCCTTTCGGCAGGATTCTGAGCCTTCATCATCTCAAGGGCGTCAACGTTCAAGCCAAATGCCTGGGAAAGCTGAGCGGCTCCCTCTGCGGCATCCGTGAAGTTGTCGTAACGCTCGATGACTCCCATCACCTTCGAAACCTCAACACCCAAGCGGCGGAAGTACACAACGGCCTGACCAATTTCCTTGATGGCAATACCACCAAAGTGCTTGAAGTCAGCCATCAAGGTGCCCATGTCACGGGAGATTTCCTTGGCCGATCCAGCGGTGCCGTTGAATGCCTTACTGAGTTGCGTGGAGTAGTTGGTGATCTGCCTGAGCTCCTCGGTTACGGCTGTTCCGAGAGCATAGGAGCGGGTTGCAACAGCTTTCTGCGCTTCCTCCGTTAGCCCGAGTCCTTTGTAATAGGCTCCAATGGCTTCCGCATTAGCAACGAATTGACCGGCAAGATTGGAGAAGAGGGGGCCAAGGTTATGGGCATACTCCTGGAGGGTCGCCAGCCTTTCTGCAAGGTTGCCAAAGATCCTGGTCACAGAGAGCCCGGTTTGAGCCAACTGCCCCTTCATGTTCTTGGCCATGTCCACAATGGCCTTACCAGAGGTTTCTCGGAGGGAGCCAAATTCCTTTCGGATGTTTTCCAGGGCTTGAGCCAAGGCGGTGTCTGCACCACCGGCATCAGCCATGGTCACCAATCCCTTCAACATCTTGAAAGGAATAGACAAGATGGCAATGCCAATCTGTCCCAGGGATTCAACAAGACCCACTCCAGCGCTGGTAGCCGTCCTCAGCAGGTTCGAGGTGAACCTCAACCCCTGGACGAATCCATCAATGGACGAAGCAGCCACGGAGAAACGCTTGACCTGCTTGGTCAGGGAGTCCATTCCCTTCCCTGTAGCCGTCTCCTTTGCCAGGGCCTCCTTCAACGAGGAGTTGACCTTATCGAAGACATCTTGGTTCGTGGAACCGAATTCTTTCGATTTCTGAGCAGCCTCCTCAACGGCCTTGCTTGTTTCCTCGACACCACTGGCGACATCCTTGAAATTAGCCGACTTCATGGCAGAAACAAGGTTTTGGGTCAAGGACACTTGGTCCTTGAGCAGCTTGGAACTGCTCTCCAAGAGCTTGTTCTGCTCAGCGATCAGTTCATTGAGCTGAAGTTGAATGTCAAGGTTGTTCGCCATCTGCTACTTCGGGAATAATTAGACTCGTATCCAATTCGCCGGATGTTTTCGGCTAACCGCGGGAAGAAGTCGATGTCAGATTACAAACTCTCAGCCACAGGGAAACTGTTTTTCGCTTCCTTGGTAGCCGTCCTACAGGGCGGAAAGTCCTCCATCAAGCTCAAGGGTACCCCTGAACAAATCAAGGCTCTCACGGATGTGGTAATGGCTTCAAAGGCATTCCAGGAGGAAGTGGAGAAGCCTGATGCCACGATCGAATCTGTGATCGAGAAGATGCGCCTGAAGAACATGGCTGCGGCTGACTTCAAGGCCAAAACTGGTTTCCCTTGGCCACTGTGAGAAAGCCATGGACGAGAAGCCCTCCCAGAAAGACCTTCTTGATGCCATTGACCACGCATCGGATTTCAGCAATGAGCCGTTGTCGCTGGAAGACTTCAACTTGGAATTCCTGGGAGACCTCTCAGTTGATGACCTTCGCCAGTACGACGACGTGGATGCTTGGCTTGACTTGCGCCCCGACACCTTCCAGGGAATGTCCGACGAGGAGAAGGTTGCGGAGCTTGGTCAGTTTCGTGGGCCCAAATGGGGTGTGATGGCTGCTAAGTGGCTCAAAGCAGGCAAGATCCCTCCAATTGTGGTCATCACAACGCCAGAAATGACTCAAATTGGGGATGGCAGGGGAAGAGTGAATGTTGCCAGTGGCTTTGGACTGAAAGTCCCGACATGGCACCTAGTTTACAAAGGAATGCAGGAGCAAAAAATGAAGAAGTCCGATCTCGTCAAACTCATCCAGGAAAGCGTTGCCAAGGCATTGAAGGAATATGACCGTGGCGACATTGAAATCAGGAATTCCGTCAAGCTTGATCAAGCTGTGAAGGAGGCCGACCAACTTTTGGAATCCCTCAAGGCTCTCGTCAAGGCAATGCAGCGCAAGCAAGACCTGAACATGCTTGCAGCCTTCAACCAGTCACTCGGCGGCTTCGTTCAGAAGGTTGCCAACGCTGTTCGTTCCGGCAAGGTTCAGTAGGATCATGACTATCGGGACGTGTATTTGAGGAATAGGTTGCGAAGACTGTAAGGCAATTATGCCGTACCAAGATGGTGGTTTGACCTATTTAACAGCAAACAAATGCCGTTCCAAAAGCTCCTACAGAAAGTTCTGAAGCTGGTGCACCCTGATGGCTTCCACAAGAGGATCGCCGTAAAGACCTTCCAGCTTCCAAATGGGCTGGAGGAAACCTTCTTTGTGGACGTTGGCAAGGATTCGGTCCAAGTCCTGTGCATCACCAAGCCTGAGCCTGGGATCGAAGCCGATGTTGTCCTTGTGCAACAGTTCCGTCCGGGTCAGGAACGCATGGAGTTGGAACTCCCAGGTGGGGGATTGGACGTTGGGGAGAATCCACTTGAGGGCGGCGTCCGAGAGCTAAGGGAGGAGACAGGGTACGTTGGAGATGCCACGTATCTTGGAAAGCTCCCATACTCCCCATACTCCACTGGCTGGCGTCACTGCGTCCTGGTGATCAATGCCAAGAAGCTGGATCGTCAGAAGCTTGACCCCAATGAATTCGTTACCATTCTCAAGATGCCGCTCAGGGACTTCAGAATGAAGATGAAAACCGGGGAAATCCGTGGATTCGAGCTTGGCTACATGGGGCTCGACTACATCGGGAAGCTTTGAGCGCTACTTCTTTGGAAGTGATTCAAGCCCTTCGTTTAGAAGGCGAATGTTCTTCTCAATAGCAGCCTCGGCAAGCTTCTCAATGAAGGATTGAGCGGGATAACTGTACCCTTCGAAGGTGAAGTGTCGTTCTGCCCGTGGCAATTGACCCTTCTTGAGGTCCTTGTCTTGCTTGGAACGGTACTCCGAGTATGCCTGTCCAATGGTCATTGGGTTGAACGAGCCAAGGTCCATGGTTTCGCCGTTCTTGAATTGAAGGTGAACCTGCCCACCCGTTTCTGGACCAGCATAGACAACGGCATCCTGGTCAAAGTGCTTTCCCAGCCGGGTTGCCGTTTCCAGGTCGATCTTGAACACCATCAAGGAGGGCTCAACGATGTCAAGAAGCTCCTCTGGAGGGCATTGATCGTAGGGGACGGAGGTATCTTGGCATTCCCGCCAGTGTCCACGTAGCTGAATGTACCCCAGCCCCTTGGCTCGAACGAAGCTTTGTAGGGCCTGGAAGTTCGCCAGATTGGTCTTCTTGTCGTTGGACTGACGCCAGGAAGTGAGAATTGCAAATCCCTCCTCCTTCGCCTTGTTGACGTGAGACATGATACGGTTCAGAGAGCCCTCAAAGAGCTTGCTCTTTTCGTTCTTCAGCTTGGCGACAAGGATGGCTTGCAGATTATCTTCCATAGCAGTCCTAAGAATGGTGGGGAAATGGACTTGACAGGATAAGCGTAAAGCTGTTATCCAAAAAGTCAACTCCTGGGAGTTGGGCTCCAGCAAGCTCCACAGCGAGGCTCATAGAGGCCGTGTCCACCAACCTCGACGGCTTCCCCTGTCTTCGCATATGGAAGCTCCCTGTAGGTCCTTCCAGCATCCTGCTTGCACTTCACACAGATAGCCTTGAGCTTCGTGACTTCATCGGCCTTGGCCAGGAGGGCTGGAACGGCTCCAAAAGGCTCGCCGTAGGTATTCATGTCGAGTCCGGCACAGATGACTCTTATTCCGTCTGCAAGAAGCCCATCCACAACAGGCACAATCCACTCGGGATCAAAGAACTGTACCTCGTCAAAGGCAACCACCTTCGTTTCATCCCTTACGATGAACCGCTCGGTCGTGCTGATTGGCATGGGCTTGACACCTGTTGCCGTCTCCAGGTCAGTCTTACCGTGAGACACAATACGTTCAACTCCGTATCGGTAATCCATGGATGGCTTGAACACCTGGATGGATTGGCCGGAAAGAGTGCACCTCTTTACCCGACGAATCAGCTCTTCTGTTTTGCCCGCAAACATTGGGCCGCAAATGACTTCCAGTTTACTCATTGGTGTAAGATGCTACTTCCTGGCAGAGATGTTGCCACTACCGCTGCCTAGCCGTTGGAATAGTAAGCCTTGTTCACAGCTTCCGTAAACCCGGAGTCGATGATTACAGGCTTGCCTCCAACAATTCCCCAGGAATCCAGCTTGGCAATATCACCCGGCTCATACCTGCAATCTCGAATTGCCTTGACGACTCTGGCGAAAAACTGATTTGCCGAAGCCTGGGCGTAGTTCTGTTGGTCTGCTTGGGTGACATTCGAGGCTTTCCCAGCAAAGGCTCCCTTGAGAGCGGACCAGAACATCCTCCAGGGAAGTCCTGTCAGGGTCTTGAAGGCTTCCTCGGTCATTGGCTTGGCTTCTTCCGTGACAAGCCAAAAGTGCGAAGGGCTGCTCTCGAAAACCTTGGGGAACAAGGTCACAACATCAGCCGAACTGGCGCACACATTCGCCTCGCTCTGGTTCTGGCCAACTCCCCCTTGATCCTTGGCAACCTTCAACACCCGGCCATTGCCAAGGCTGTAGACAAGCCGTCCTTGTCCCTCTCCAAGGAGAGAACGTCCCAAGGTCTTCTTGACATACTCAAGAACGGAATCCAGGTCCTTCAGAGCACGAAACTCGTTGAAGTTGAAGGTCTGCTGTTGGGCGGGAGGTGCAGTGGTTCCTGGCTTTCTTACAGGCTTCGTTGAGGCATCGAAGTCTTCAAGAAGATAGAGCTCAATAGCCGCCTTGATGTATTCGTGAAGGGGAGATGATGCCATTGGATTCCTCAGTAAATAGGGAATCCCATGTCTCAAGTGAACCTGCGGAGCTTCGCGGGAACATTTTGCCTTGTTTTGCCCGTAAGGGCTCTCACATCGGGCGTGTTGTCGTGTGCTCCCTTGCTGGTTTGACCGTTTTGAGCCTCTGCTGCTTTCTGGATCTCCTCGTTGATCCTCTTGATCAACCACCTTCGGTAGGCAACCGGGAAACGATAGTAGTCGTTCCAGCTTGTCATTCCGAAGTAATATCCCAAAAGGAAGTACGGCTCAAGGATTACCTTGGTCCTGTCTTCAGGAGTTAGGCCAAAAAAAGCTAGCGCCCATTGGGACCGCTACCACCTCCGTGTGCCCACAGTTTGGGCACTCAAACGAGCAGCGCATGTCAATTCCCGGCTCATGCGTCTCCATATACCGACGGAGCATCAACGAGTCCCTTGCTGGGAGATAGGTGATCGTCTTGGCAATGTGGGAGCGATCTTCGTTCCCATCAACCGAGAGGACAGAGAAAAGCAGGCGGGTGGACACAACGTTGTCCACGGCAAATCCCTTCTTCTTCTTGGCCTCCACCTGGGCAGCGATCTCTTCCTCCTCCTTGCCTGTCAGGAAGCGGAAGTGGACCACCTTCTGAGACACTGGAAGCTTGAAGGCGAACCTATTCATTCCAGGTGCAACAGGCTCGATATCCAGCGATTTGATCTCAAGATCGCTCAGGTTGATTGGATACTCGTTCTTCTGCTCGCAAGATGGGCACTGAACGATCGGCACGTACTCTGGCCCGTACCCGGTGATACGAATAGCCACCATCAAGGCGTTTCGATCCCCTGCAAGCAGGTCGTTGACCGTCACTCCTGGGGTCAACAAGCAAGCACGGATCAACTCGTTGATAACCGTACCCTTCTTGATCAAGGCACGGGACATGAGGATGTCCTCCTCTTGCGTCGTCATGGCCTTGATATCGACGAATTCCTGCCCATGCAAAGGCGACTCTGGTGGGTACACCACGCCACGGCTTGGGAGTGGGACCTGTGCACTAGGAATCTGAATTTCCTGCATTGGAACAGGACCACTCTTTGCCGCACCCTCAGCAGCTTGGCGAGCAGCAAAAATGGCGTTCTTTACCGCCCTCTCATCTTCTGGAGACATTCCCGACATTGTTCTTCAAGTCCTTTTCTTGTTTTGGGCACGAATTTGCGTGCTCATGCCCGTACATAGTAGCTTGAAGAATTTCCGTCGGATTTTCAGGGATGGTTAACGGTTATCGCTTTTCGAAAATTTCAACCAGGGCACGCACCAAGGAGGTGAAAGGAACCCTGGGGAAGATGCCAAGAGCGACGATGTACACAGCTAGGGCGTGGATGTTCTTCTTTGGGGTGGTGATGCCTTTAAGGACCTTTGCTGCGGTTTCCACGGCCAACTGCTTGGACTTCGTGTCAGGGACTTGCTCCTGCCTCTTGGTCTTTGGGTCAGTGACCAGCACCTCTGGTGGGGGATACTCCTCGATCGCTTGGAGTACAGCCGTCACCTGAGACTTGAGCAAGGCCATCTCGTGTTCTTGCTTGCTCTTGTGGGCATCCATATCCAGGTTCTTGTTCCCCAGACGGAGGTTATCCGGGTGCCACTTGGATTTGCGGTAATACTTCTTGTCCTCGTCCAGGGCTTTTTTGACTTCCCTGCGAGCAAATTCAAGAATAAACTCCTCAAGCTCTTTCATCATCTTTGGTAACTATGAGGTGGATTCTTAGCCCTGTAGATGCTACGCTGTTTGCATGAAGACATTTTTCGCACTCATGACCGAACAGAGGAACAGGAAAGAGGAGGAGGTCAGGAACGACCTGGATGCTTTCTTCAGCAAGAATAGCTCTGGCGTTCGTTGCCCCGTCCCAGGTTGCCCTTGCACTCTCACCTTCCTTCGCTGGGGTCCTTTGTGGGACCACTTCCTCGACGATGGACACAAGAGGGACTTCTTCAAGGTCTACGAGCAGAAGTATCACCGCCCTTTCTGTGGGACAAGCGGGCCAGAATTCAAGCACGGAGTTCGTTCCTTGATCCTCGCCATGCTCCTGCAACCCACCTCCCTCGTCTCCCTCCAAGCCAGTTTGGTGCGGCGGAAGAAGCCCAGCCCTGCGGCTCTCTTGAAGCCCAAGAAGGAGCGTCCCGTGCAGGAACAGCAGGTACTCCTGGGGACACCAGAGAAGGCTCCAGAAGCTCCCGTGGAGCCTCCTGCGCCTACTCCAACCCCTGTCCTTGACAGGGTAGTCATGCACACGGTTGCTCCAAAGAAGAATGCCTTCTCGCGCCTTTCCGAGCTTATTCGTGAAAGCCCGGAAATCAACATCCAATGGCGTGGGCAGGTGTATTCGAAGTACGTTCAGATGTTCCACGGCATCCCTCCTTGCTTCCACTGTCGAGCAGCAGAAGGCAAGCAGGTTCACCACCAAAACCCTCTTTTCCACGAAATCATCCTGATTGCACTCAACAAGCTGGCAACCACGGCTGAAGAGGTGATGAGGGATTACGACCAACCGAGGGAAATCTTTGATTCAGGCAGTCGTCTCTACAACAGCATCTTGCAGGAAGTGGTGGAGTACCACAACCAGGAAGGCTGGGTCCTGGCAGTCCCCTACTGCCAAGAGTGCAACCAAGATGCTGAAGCAAAAAGAAGGAAAGGAAGATAAGACTCGAATCCTGCAAGAGTAGGCCCGAAGGCCACTTCTCAGTATTGCAGAACTGCGTTGTCGTAGCGGAGGGTGAGCGAAATCTCAGTGAGATCCGATCCTTCGTAGGACAGGTCGTTGAAGTTTGCTTCCGTGATGAATGCACCCTTGATGTCCCAGAGCTGAACAACCGTTCCGACTGGATCAAGGAGCTTCAACTGGATGTCACGCTTGTAGAAGTCCGAGTAACCCTCACGTCCGGTGACGGACTCGAACTTTGCACGAATCCATTCCATGACCTGCTGGGCTCCCGAAGGACCAACAGCGTCGTGCATCGTGACCGTCATCGTGTTGAAGGTCGTCTTTCCACCAACGTAACGAGTTACGTTGACGTATGGAATTGCGACTTCTTCCGTTGTGAAGGTTGGACGAGATGCCGACTTGACAAGGAAGGCGTCAATACCTTCGATTGCCAGGATGAATCTACGCTTGGCGAGTGGTTCAAACTTCGTCGCCAGGAGGTCTTCTACGCCAAGTGTTGTAGCCATGTTTTCTTACTCTCTCCCCGATAAGTATTGACTTATCTTTTTTGCTGGCCCTTTGACTCAGCAATTCCGCGCACATCAGCTTCGTCTGCTTTCAAACCGGCTGCTGCGAGAATTCCATCGGCCTGTTCGATGTGGTGAATTGCAGCCTGAATTGCCTTGGCAGGCACATCTTTGCCGTGAGCAGACATGATTCGACCGGAAATCAACATCAAAAGCTGAGTAGCGTCATCCAGGTCGGAGGCGTCTACCGGACGATCCATCTCTTCCTTCAAAGCCTTCTGCACGGCTTCTTGGATCATTGCTTTCAGGTCTTTGACCTTCATCAGATCCACTCCCAGCCAAGAACGTCCATGATGCCAGAGGCAAGGCTCTCAGCATTCTCATCGCCAGAATCCATGAGAGCGGAAATGACCTTGTGCATACCCTCTCCGGTATCCATCATCATCTCTGCTTCGCCCGAGTCCATGCCCGCTTGAGCCATTGCTGCATCGAAAGAACGAGCATCCGAGCCGCGAAGGGTCATCGACCAGCCACCAAGCTCGTCAATGGCCATTTGAAGCTCCTCTGGAGAAGGAAGCTGACCAAAGGTGGAACTTCCTCTCTTTGGATCACCGTCCGAAACACCCTCCTGGGTTGGAGCAGTCATTGCTGCACCGGCTGGCTTGCCCGCTGGAGGCATTGCGGCCCCTGGCATGCCCATCTCCTGAAGAGAAGCACGAACTGCCTTGCGGACAGCCTCAGCCAGAGCGGTCTTGGTGATCCGTGCCTTTGGCTTGCTCTTGTTCTCTTGCATTGCCTTGCGGATTCCGCCCTTTACGGCTTCCGATACCATCTTCTTCAGTTCGCTCTGTTTCATTTTCGTCTCCATTAGATCCATTTCATTGGCTTGATCTACTGCGTGGGCAATTTGATTGTATTCCCACCCCTGAAATGCTGGGGAAGAAGCCAAGAAATCCACGAAGGCAGAATCGCGTCGCGAATCAGGAACCACTGCGATTGCATTGACTGCCGCATCATGGTTCTGGGGAAGCTCAAGCCAATTTACCATGGCCCGAATGTCACCGGGCTTGATAAACTGAACAGGCAACCTACTTTCCTTTACTTTGCTCATTTCTCATCATCCCTGGGAGAAGGTTCCACGGTTGGTAATTACGAAGTCAACCGAGAGTGCTTCAAGGGTCTTCGTAGGAATGATCCAGATTTTGCCCCTGAGCGTCTTGTTCTCAAGGTCAGCCTGGGTTGTGGTTGTGGTGTCGATTGCCACCTTGAAGCCATCAACTCCCTTTTGATCCTGCACCTTCTTGAGGATTGGGTTGACTTGCTGGTTGAAGCGTGCAAGAGTTGCCTCACGCGATTGCTCGAAGAGCATCTTGTTAGCCACCTTACGCACCTCACGACGGATCGCGATGAGCAATCTACGGACATTCACCCTATCCAGGGAGCTTTGACGAGCAAGGACCGTCCTCTGGCCCCACACAACCGGACCAGTGCTTCCTGGGAAGGACACGATTGGGTTGATGTTGACAGCGGCCAGGGCATCCATGTTTGCCTTGGAGAGGCGAACGATTGGCTCTGCCGAGCTCTCCAGGGCTCCACGGGTGAATCCTGCTGGTGCAGTCCATGGGTAACCAACAGCGTCGTTCTTGCTGAAAGCTCCAAGAACACCAACCGAAGGTGGAACACGAACCGTGTCGCGGTTGTATCCATCCCTGATCGAGAGGTCTGGGAAGTAAGCAGCGGCAAACGAACTGTTGAGTCCACGTCCCGAGAAGTACGAGATCGTGTTGTTCACGCTGATACGCTGAGTGGAACCGGAAACCAAGAGGCTATCCGTATCCTTCTCCTCGATATCCATGACATACAAAGCGTCGAAACGCTCTTCAGTTGCACGGATTGCCGTGTCAGTCAGGTAACGGTGGCGAATTCCAGGCATTGCCAGGAGTTGAATGTCAACTTCCGTGGTGTCCTGCATGATCGTCAGAGCCTTGTTGTAGGCGGAAACCGTTGGACCCGAAGACAAACCACGACCCGTGTAGGTCATTTCCTCGGCAATGGCCTTGTTCGTAAGCTGAGCCATGTCGGCATCGAAGATGCGAACACCATCGAACCCACCCTGAAGGGTGAAGGAGAACTTGGCCAGGGAACGAGCGCCTGGGTCCAAGAGATCCGACACCGTGAGAGCCTTGGTCAAGGCAGTGGTGTTTGTGGTGATTCCGCCTGCACGGGTGTAGGTCCAGTTTTCCGGCTTTGTTCCGTCAGCGATTCCACTTGCAGACACGTATGGGACAGTCAGGTTCTCCAGGGTGAACAGGTTGTTGTTGAACCTATCTGCATCCAGGATGCCATTCTCTGCCGTATCAGCCGTACCCTGGTTTGCCGAAACCAGAACGTTCTGCCAGACGGTCTGGTAGGTTGGGAAATACTTGGCGTAGGACTTGATCGAGTCGTTGGCCACGTAGCTGGAGTTTGGATCGGTTGCCGACTCCTGACGCTCGAACTGAACACCCCAGTAGAGGTTCTTGTCCGAGGTTTGGGTCGAGCTTGTTCCCCTGGTCAAAACCAAGCGGAATGGCACAGGCGGCTGCACCATCCTGTAGAATGGGTTGGTGACGCTGTAACCCGTCGAGTCCGAGAAGGCTGGCATTGGAGCCGTTCCCGAGGTCACAAGGTGAGGGTATCCACGGAAGCCCATTGGCAGGGCCGTCTCTGGGGTCTCACCGTTGATCACGTCGTCAGCAATCTGCACACGGATGTACTTCGAACGAACTGGGTAATCGCCCGTCGTAATCAGTTTTTGCTTGCCAAGGGTGGCGTCGAAGTTGTAGAAGACCCTGTTGTCTCCAATGATCTTGCCAATGAACCTTGGATTATCACGATCCAGGCTCAAAGCCCTCCATGCCTCAAGAACAACCTTGTTGTTGTCCGAGTCATTCATGTCGCGGACAAGCAGGTCGAACGTTCCGAACTGAGTTGTGTCGGAGTTCGATGGCTGGATGTTTTCGATGGAAATCTTCAGCTTGGAGTTTGGCTCCTCACCGTCACCCGAAGCCCAAACCTGGAAGAGGTTGACTGGAGTACCACCGAATCTCTGCGAGATCACCCAAGGCGAGCGAGCAGTTGCGAAACGGTCCTCGAATCCTTCGAAGTTTGGTGCCGTTGTCGTACCGCTGTTTCTCGTCTGAGAACCCGTCAGGAGGAAGGCGCAACGCTCACGGTAACCGTTGCTTGCGGCGGCTCCCGAGGCTGCTACAACGATGCCAGAGCCCGTTACCACGGCAATCGCTGGGTGGATGTCGTACTGGCTGTAAAGGACGTACCCGGCACGCTCAAGGAGGAGTGGGTCCTTGTTGAAGATTTTGCCGAAGTAGTTTGGAGCCGAAGGATCAAACGAAGCCGTGATCACATTGCTGTAAGCAGAGTCCGTTGCCTTGTGACCATTCAGGAACATCACGAATTCCTGCTTGCTGGAACCAAGGTTCACAGCACCAGAGATTGCTCCCCTGATATTTGCTGCCGTTGCAGCAGCAGTCGTCGATGGAGCCGTCGAAGTCGTGTTGTAGGAGCTGGAAAGGGTCAACACCACACCCGAAGCAGCCATGAGCACGCCTCGGATCAATGGAATGCCCTGGGCAGAGAGACCGGCGTCCGTGAAGACTGCCGAGCCAGAAGACTGCGACATGAAGGCTCCCAGGAAGTATGTCCTTCCAAGAGGGCCCGTTGTGTTGGCATAGGCATTGCTTCCCAGGTTTCCAGAAAGCGTTGCTTGTGGCTGTTGATCACCAACCACGAATCCTGCGCTGGTCACCTTTCCGGCGTTATCACCAGAAGAAGTCCTCTTTTGACCATCACCAGCACCGAGAACCCTCATGTAGGTGATTGCCTGCGAGTTCCTGAGCCACTCATTTGCGGCCAGAGGACCGTTTCGGAAAGTCGTTGTTGGTGCGCCGAAGCGAACAACGAAGTCTTTCATCCCAGGGAGGGTCACTGGCACAAAGGCAGGTCCCTTCGAAGCAGGAGCAATCACTCCAGCAGGAATTCCAACTGGCTCATTGGCCGTTGGTCCCGTCAGGTCGATTTCTCGGGTTGTTACGCCAGCGCTCTTAAATCCTTGTGCCATGATGCTTTTCCCTTAGACAGCTATTCGGTAAGTATGCCAGTACGGGCTGTTCAGGTTCCCCTGTTTTATCAGACGAACTGAACGCCGCTCTGTGTGATGATGAAGTCAATTGCGATGAATTCCACCGAAAGCGTTGGAAGCAAACGAATTTGAACATTCATCTGGTTGGAGTCGATATCGACTTGGGTGTTGTTGCTGTTGTCACAGATCACAACAAACGCATCGAGTCCGCCCTTAGACTGAATGCTGGAAAGAACGGCGGTATATTGCTTCACAACCTCGTCGCGGAGCGATTGGGTGATGTTGTCGAACATCAACCTGTTTCCGATTTCAACAATCGAACGCTTGGCGTCGAGCACCATTCTCTTGACATTCATCGAGGTCAAAGAGCTCTTACCCTGCTTCAGCGTCATTTGACCCATAATCACATAACCCTCACGTGGGAACTTCACGATTGGGTTGATGCGAGCAGCAATCAGGTTGTCGCGCTCTGGCTGGTTGAGCCTCGTCGATGTCAGGTTGACGAAGCCAAGAGCCGCACGGTTGAACCCGGCAGGAGCAAACCATGGGTATGCCACCCTGTCGTTGTAACCGATTGCAGCCAAACCAACTGCGGAAGCTGGGATGGTGACCTTGCGGCCATTTGTTGGGTCGTCGATTACCGAGTTAGGGAAGTACGTTGTTGCTGCGTCGTTGTCGATTGCACGAGCATCGAAAACATCCTTCGTTTCGTCGGAATCTGTGTAACGGCTCGTATCTCCATCGAAGATGCGAGTTCCGTTGTAGTCGTAGTAAGGAATGTCCATGAGGTACATGGACAAGGTGTGTTCCGCTGTCTTCGTGGCTGCATCGTCAGTGACGAATGGATCACGAATTCCTGGGATTGCCAGGAGGTTGTGCTGCGAAACCAATGGGTCCGTGATGATCTTCACTGCCGTTTGGTACGAGAAGATCGAGGCGTTGTTCTTTCCAGAACCGTTGAGGTTCGTGGAGAATCCTGGGGACGTGTAGCTGCTGTTTGCTCCACCGCCACTCTCTGTCGAGGTGGCCTTGTCGTTCAAACGAGCGGCATTCTTGTCAAGGATGTTCACGCCGTCGAATCCGCCTGCCATCACTGTCGTGAATTTGGCATAATCCGAGAACTGGTTGAACACCGCAGCCGTGGAACCCTTCATCAGGAGGGTTGCGAAGGTCACACGAGCACCGTTGGTATCCGTTACGGAGTAATCCGATGGATCAACCGTTCCGTTACGGATGTAAGCTGCTTCCTTCATGTGAGTCTCTGCCGAAGCCGTAACGTCGGCAAGAGTGATGTTGGAAAGGCATACGCGGGCCAGGGTGAACTTGTTGTCGTTGTACGTGTCCGTCTTCGAACCCGTCACAAGGACATCCAACTTGCTGATACCGTGGAACTTCGTCAGAGCCGCAACCAAGGCGTTTGGCTCGTTCGAGATGTTTGGGTTCAGGACGTTGACGTTACGCTCCGTCTTGACACCCCAGTAGTAGCGGGAGTCCACAACCTCGTTGGCTCCAGGTTGTCCCTCAAAGCCAGCAGAGGACGAAACCTCACCCCTCGTAACCTTGAAGCGGTATGGGAGTGGAGGAATCATTGCAGAGAGAAGACGGTGATCCGTTGTGCCAGAAGCAGCAAGGCGAATGAAGGAGCCAGAGATACCACCAACTGGCAAGCCGTCGTTTCCGGTGTGGGAGGTGTTCAGGAACTCGAATCCACGGAAGCCGAATGGCAGAGCATTGGCTGGAATCGTGCCTCTTGTCACCTGATCGGAAACAACCACGCGGATCAACTTGGAACGGTTTGGGCTCTGACCTTCCTTGTTCAAACGACGGTCGTCTGGATCAAGGGTGTCGAAGGAGTAGGCCACCTTGACATCACCAATCACCTTGGCAATGTAGTTGTCTGCGGTTGGGTCGAGCGAAACGTTGTTGAACTGCTCCAACACCCTTGGCTCCACGTCCGAATCGTTGAAGTCGCGCACAACAACCGTGAACGTTCCGAAGAGGTACTTCGGATCGGAAGATGCTCTCAGACCAGCGATCGAAATCTTGAACTTGTTGTTGGCGTAGGCACCATCGTCCAGGGATTCGAAGTAGAAGAGGTTGTGCTCCGTGGCGCTGAATGGCTGCGAGATGAACCAAGGCGTCTTTGGAGTCGTGAACCTCGTGTCGAAACGTCCGAAGGCATCCCTGAGCGTCAAGGAGGTGTCACCGGAGTTTGCCGAGGTGTTCGAGGAGCCAGAAACCACACCGACGCAGTTCGAGGCCGACGAAACAGTAGCGATCTCATCATCCACTGCAAAGTCGCAGTAGAGGACGTGACGCTCCGTCTCGAACTTCTCAGGGTCCGTGTTCAGGATCTTGGCGATGTAGTCAGGGCTCGATGGGTTCAGCGAAGCCGTCATGATCCTGACGCCAGCGTACCCGTCAGTGTTTCCGAAAGACGATCCAGAGGACGAGGAGAGGACAAGCTTGAACTTCTTGTAGGTCACGCTGGTCGAGGCCGAGTCGAGCGTTGCAAAGTCGTCCAGAGCCCCAGAGAAGGTATCCGAGGCAGACATCACCATCACACGGGTATCGTAGGCAGTGAAGATCATTCCACGAACCAAGTACACGTCCGTAGATGAACCAGTCGTGAAGAAGGACGAGTTGTCCGAGAACATTGGAAGGCCGTAGACTTCCGTTCCCGTCACAACGTGCTTGGCAACGATGAATTGCGTCGAACCCTTGTAGCGAAGGTCTCCAGCACCCACCGACGAACCACTGATCGAGAAACCAGCGTTCTTGACGATACCCTTGGTCCTGGTGTTGTCAAGATCCGTCTGGGTGGAGTTGGCTCCACCACCCAGAACTCGAATGAAAGTTGCCGAGTTGCGGTTGTCAAGCCACTTCTGCACTGCATATGGAGCCGGAAACTTTGGGTCTACGTCGCCAAACTTGCTCTGGAAGTCAGCGAAAGAACCAATCGTGACAGGCACGAAAGCTGGTCCCTTTTGCGAAGTACCAACGATTGCAGCCGGAATACCAGAAGGCTCAACCGTCCTGGCAGAGAGGTCGATTTCACGGTCGTAGAACCCTGGGCTCTTGAAAATTTGGTCGCTCATTATGTCCCTCGTCTAACTTCTGCCACGGAACGCAGCAATCAGTTCAGATTGTCTTCGATAATTAGGGTCCAATATCCACGATTCCGACTTGGAGTCTGGCTTCATTTGCCGCGCAATGCTTCAATGAACTCGTCCAAGCTCTCAAAGCCAGTTGCGCTGTACACTGTTTCACCCTGCTTTTGGTTTTGCCCCATGATCACAGCCCTCTTAACAGAGGTTTTTCCGGTAAATGGGTTGACCACCGTTTTCTCGACCACCAATCTTTGATCGGAGGTGGGGGTCTGTGCCGTTTCCACTCTTTCTCCAATGTCAGCCAAGGCGTACTGCTCACTTGGGAGATTTGGTCCGTTAGGAGCCTGGACGCTTCCTGTGGCCAGGACTGTCTCAAAGGAGATTTCCACGGCAGAGATGTGCCTTCGAACGGGAACAGGCATTCCAGGGCCGTTGGGGGCCAAAAGGAATGCTTTCACCGTCAACTGGAAGGTGTACCGGATCACACGTTTGTCCTCGCTGTACTCCTCAAAATTGTCGGCTGAACTCAATTCGTCGGATATCTCGGCCAGAAACCAATATCCCTTTGGGGTGTTCAGTCGAAAGTTCTTACCCTGGGGGAGTTGAGCGGCCAAAAGGGTTGTCACCATGTAGTTCATGTGAACCGAATGGGTAGACCAGAATGTCACCTCGTAGGTGGCCGTGTAGAACTGTGGTTGTGGGATGGTGATGACCTCCCACACGTTGTCCCCCAGCTTTGGGTCCAAGAAGGCTCCATCTCGAATCTCATCATCAACAGTAGCCCTGTTTGCTCCCTGATCCCTGGTGGAAGTTACTCCGTTTGGGTTCAAGTCTTGCAGTGCAAGTTTGTTGATAAGGTTCTGGTAGTCCCTGTCCTCAGAAGCAAGCCTGCGCTTGATCACCAAGTCTCCGGTGAACTGGTTCATTCCCCTGGAAACCAAGTCGTCGGCTGTTTGGGTGATTGACTTGCGGCGAATGGCAATTGCTGGGAGAAGGAGTTGCTTTTGCTTGTCTCTTGGTGGACGCAACTTCTTGACAAGAGCAAACCTTTCACCTGCGGCCAGGATCACAATTGGCTTCGAAAGCTGATCAACAGTTTCCTCTCCGTCGCTGATACCCTGAGCCTTGAATCCAATTTCTTGGTCAAAAAGGGTATGGACAGCCACATCCACATCCTCAATGTCACAGGACGGGATGGTGTAGTCTGTTGGGCTTGATCCCTCATATCCAGTGGGAAGGTGATCTACTGGATTCCTTGGATCTCGCTCGATATTCCAGCGTGTGGAGTTTTTCCCGGCCATATTGGTAATTATGACTCATCCGAATAGTGCGAGGACCACACTTCTTCGGTATAGCCAGAATCCAACAGGACCACACGCTGATCCGGTGTCTTCCCCCAGTGATCCAGCTTCATCAGGTCTGCTGGAATCAAATCGGGGCGGTTCCCAAGAGCGGTCATGAACCGCCCAATGAATGGAAGGTGCTCGATCCCTCTCACAGAGATGCCTGGGAAGGGGCTCTTCTTGCGCCTGTCCTGATCAATTTGAGACTTCACGGCGAGATTGAAGGATTTTCCAATGTCTCCATTGCCCTCGTAAAAACTCAGGAAGGAGATGAAGAAGCTCCAAGGCACTTGAGTAAGCTGCTCAAACTCCTTGTTGGTCCTGAGCGGACGAACAAGTTCGGAAACGAGCCACGAGTAGTCCTTGCCAACCCGGAAGATCCTTGTCACCAAAGGAGCCACCCCAGGATGCTGTGAAAGCTCATACTCGGCCTTGTTCTGGGCCAACCCCTTGTTGTTGATGGCAACCTTGAGCACCCTCTTGCTGTCCAGCAAAAAGGCAGCACGAGATGAACCCTCTCCAAGTGCTGGAAGTCTGTCCCGAGCGGCTGAAAGCATGGACTCAGGCCCGTCCATTTTGTCCAAAACGTCGGGATTGAACTTGGCTTCCTCAAGGTCATTACTCTCAAGGAGCCAAAACTGAAAGGCGGCTTTTAGTTCATTCATCGTACAGCTTATTTGCTCTCAGGGTCGAATCAACATCCACTCGCCTTGGCCCTTCTCCAAGTGCGGGTGCTGGAAGGTCGTCGCCAAGACGTTCCTTAACGTCACGAATATCTCCTGTTGGCCCTTCCGTGTTTTCAGAAATACCCCTCTGTTGCTCGAAAGGGGTTGGAGTAGGAATGATCGTCTCAGCGTCAGGCTTGAAGAACTTCTGCGGGTTGAACTCCCCAGGACGTGCCAGCTTTCCAATCACCTTGAAAGCCACATCGTGCTCCACCTGACCAAAGTAGTTATTCATGTTGACGCTGGATACGATTTCGTAGGCGTTGTCACCATAGGTGAAAAAGTCACCCTCCGCAATCTCTAGACCCTTCTGAGCCAAATCCCTTGCCTGGAGGAAGACCTCCAAGGTGTTTTGCTGCTCAGGTCCAAATTGCGTCATCTTCGTCTCCCATTGAGGCTGACCAACCAAGGCATCAACCTTGATCGGGTTCTCGAAGTTTTTCTTCACAGCCTCATTGTAGACGGGGTGAACCTTGGTCTTCAGGGTAGACACCGGCCAATAGATGATCGCCTGCCCAATGATGTCCTTGATGACTTCCTTGGCAATATCGTTAAAATAGTCGATCTCTCGTTGTGTGATAAACAGCCGTGCCATTCAAGCCTCCGAAATTTCTGATCATTCGCTTCACCTTGATTCCAAACAGTTCAGAGGGGATGTTTTGCAGCCCCTAGAACATCTTGATCGCATGCGTTGGAGGCATTGGAAGGAAAGAGAGCTGCTTCATCAGGTTCTCTGCCTTGGTTGCTTCCATCTCCTGAAGCTTGTCGTATGACAGGGATTCAAGCTGAGCCTTGAGTTCCTCAATCAGCTTTGCCTGATCTTCCCTGGCTTCCGTGACGATAGCCCCACCGTCCAGTTCCACCTCGGCATTTGGGATTGGGATGCGGTTCACCTTACGACGAATACGACCCATGATCTCCAGAGAGAGAGCAAAGGTCATCCTGGCAATCCAGTTCTTCGCCCAGTGGTTGAGCGTGGCGTAGTTCACAAGCCCGAATGGGATGTTGGCAGGGTTGGATGCACCAGCAGCCATGCCAGAGAACCCGGAAGCTCCAGCAAGCCCCTGGGAGCCGCTAATAGACCCGCTGGTGCCAAGGTCGATGAAGGCACCGTTCACCTGAGCTTGGAATCCGACGCGAATCCAAACCTTGTTGTTGATCCCAGGAATCACAGAGCTTGGGACCGGGAAAAAGCGGATATTGCGCCCAGAAATCTTGTAGGTGTAGTGGGACCTTCTTACCTTGCTGGCCAGCTTCAACTGTCCAGAACGAAGCACGTCCTCGTACAGGGGGAGAATGTGGAACCTCGTGTCCGTGTTGAATGCTCCAAGTGGAATTCCAACACCTGCCACGTTTCCAAAGTTCGTGCCGAAGGAGGAGTTGAAGAGGTACTGAATCGGAGCAAAGTGGAACACCTCGAAAACACGCATCTTCCCGCCAGAGCCAGAGAGCATGCTGTAAAGGGTATTGCCAGCTTCATCCTTGAGGTCGGTGTAGAGGTCATAGTCCTGCTTACCAACCACCATGTCAATGGACCCAGAAAAGGAGTTCTGTGTGGCACCGAATCCAATGATATTGGCATAGGGCTCGGCCAACCTATCAAGGAACTCAAGGTTCGGAGCAACGTAGACGTTCGTCAGGTTGATCGTGTTCTGGTTGGTATTGGAGTCCCAGGACCCAGTAGGAGTTCCGAGAAGACTTGCAAGGTTACTCTTGGTCTGATACTCAATCACCCAAGCGTTGAACCTGGAAGTGGCTTCTTCGAAGCAGTTCCAGATTTCCTTCTTCGTCAATTCAGTGGAGAGAATGTCTTCTCCCACCTTACGCTTGACGTACGTCACCATGGAATCGGCATCCCGCTGGAATGCCGCATCTGAATCGTAGAACCCAAACGGAGTTGGTCTTGGAGTGGTTGCGAACGTTGCCATGGGATCTACCCGTTAAGTAGGGCTGGCAAACGTCACATTATTTGATAACGAGGCCCTTCATTCCCTGAATTTGGGTGGACATCTTGTTTACAAGTTCGGCCTTCTTCTTGAAGTTGGTTTCCTTCGCAGCAGCCTGAAGACCTTGATTGATGTTCATGTTTGTCCCTGGGACCATTACGTTGTTTGCCGGGTCGGCATTGCCAGGATTGGAACCAATGCTCGACTTGGTACCAGTCGTCGCAGTTGTCCCAGAAGTCCCAGTGGTCGAGGTAGAAGAGGTCGTGGAGAGTGTTCCAGCAGTACCTTCCTGCACCCTGGCAAGATCCTTGAGCATCTCCTCTCGTACAGCTTCCTGAATGTACTCCCGCACCAACTGCTCGAACGCTTCAATGCTCATGATCTGCTTTGCCATGGTCACTTCCCCTTGCGGAGATTCAGGATCTCCTCGCGGATCATCTGACGGACCAAATCAACGAAGGCTTCCGTCTTCATGTACTCCTTCTTCTTCACAGGAGTACCCTTCTTGGAGGTTGGCTGCTCCTTGTAGTGAGGCTCATCCCCCTTGTTTGCCATGTAGTGTGCCAAGGCGTATGGGTTGTCGATCTCCCCACCCTTGCCAGTGTGTCCATGGGTCTTCATGGCCCGCACAGTCCCGTGCCATCCCTCTGGTGGAGCCTCGGAAAGCATGTCACTCTTGAGCTCCTCAAAGGCAGCATGGACCACTTCCCAGCTTACCCCGTCTGGGAGGTTGAAGTTGTGCTCCAACTCAGCAGAGACTTGGCTCATGACTTCCTTGTCAATCTTTGGACCAGCCTTCTTCAACATCAATTTGGCCGCATCAACCAGCTTCCTGGCTTCTGGCGTGCCCTTGAGTTCAGGTGCAGGCTCATCAGGGGCCATCAGCGTGTCGAACCAGCTTGGCTCCGTAGGTTGCGACACACCCTCCCCGTACTGGTCATATCCGGCTTCTTTCACAGCAGCGGCTACACTCTCGGCAACCAGCTTCTTGAGGTCCTTGACTTTCATTCTTTCCATTCCCTTTCCGTGGTAATTAGCCTCATCCACGTACCCTTGCTTTTGCCGCCAAACCTTTAGGTCGGCAAAATACCTTTCGCCACTGAGGTCGTCAGCGTACTTGGGGTCATCCATGTCTGGCTCGGGCTCAGGTGGAACGTAGGATGTTCCAAACTCCCGGTCCATTGCCTGCTTCAATGCCCCACCTTCAGGCGTGGTCATCCCCCAATCAATCGCCTCGTAAGGGATTTGACTGGCCAACTTATAGATCAAAGCCTTGCCAACCCCTTTCCCCTGGAAATTAGGCTGCACTTCGATCATCTTGATATACGCCTCTCTACGGCCACCATTTCGGTGGTAGGCGATATCTACCTTCCCGATCACTTCGTCGCCTAGAAGGGCGTATAGAGAGCAATCGGTTTGACCACCACTGTGGCCGTAGCATTCTTCTCGGAAACGAAGGTCCATAGCCGTAAATACGAGCGATTTACGACTTAACTCCGTTTCACAGAATATTCATGTCGAGAACCTTGATCGTCATACCATCAAGGCGGGTGATGGAAGGAAGCGGTTCAGTCTTGCGAACCTGAGTTGTGGTCCACTCATCTTCCACGTAGCTTGGCACCGGCTTCCCATCAATCATGGCCTGAAGCGGCTGTGCCTTCACGGTCTCCGTCAAAACTCTCTGGTCGGTCACGAGCACGAGCTTCGCTGTATCCGCAGGGAAGTCGGGGTTGACGTGCACATGGTACCTGCCAGCCACTTGCCCAACAAGCCCTCCAATTGCACCCTTCATGGTGACCCTTGGCTGGTCCTCATTTGCGTAATAGACTGATCTATACGACACGGTGCACTCAAGAATGGTCAAGATGTCGGGGGAGACCTCAAGGATGTTGGGGTCCTGGCCAGAACGCTTCTTGATAACCGCAGCAGCATCGTGAATCGTTTCCACAAACGTCTCGTACCACTCACGGACATTTCCAACGTACATTGGACCGTTGCTCAGTCCAGCGTTTGCCATGCTATCCTGCCCGGTCCACTTGTTGACGAACCTGCCGGGGGTACGGGACCAAAACCGCTTATTGGTCTCCGTTTGTTGGTTGTTGGGCAGCGCGGAAGCTGTCCTGTATGGGGTATTCACCGTCTCTGTCATTGTCATTGATTCTTTCCTCTGTTGAGGAAAGAATGACTCTACAGGAGAGGCATGTCCAACACAGTGACCTTGTAATCAGCCAACGTCGCGGGTTTGGTGAGCAATTCCATGTCGATTTCCGGGACAGGGCCGGTCAAATTGCCGAAAGTGTAGAAAATCTCCGAGATCAGCTTGACGTGCAACTCGTTTGCCGGTAGGTTGTTACACCGTACAACGGCATACCTGCCAAAAAGCTTATTGGTTGCAAGCAACTCATTTGCACCGACCTGCCTCCATTTGCCGGGATCGAATCCAATGGCCTCGAATAGATTCACGAGATCCGGGGACATCTCAACAAGATTGGCAGGCACCAAGCACTTGCGGAAAATTTCGTTGGCACACTGAAGGACTTCCTCCCCCAGCTTCTCATACCAATCCTTGACTGTTCCCTCAAAGGAGTCGATTGGAACCTCTCGTTCCTCCTCTCGCTGGACCAAGACGAAGGTCTTTGGATTAGACCCTGGGACTTCCATCTCGGAAACGGTTACCCGTTGGACCACCTTCTTCATGGCAGACTGTCCCGTAAGTCTATCCACGTAGTTCCCCGGTCTCCTTGACCAGAAAAACGAACGCTGCATAGGCGCTACTGTGGACGCATCTTTTCTCCCAAAGATGCCAGGGGTCAACATCTTTGCTTTCAAGAGCTGAATATCCAACAAAGGCGGAAGCTTATCTTCGAGCGATTCAGAGGGGACGGTGAGCGTTGTCCCCTCTGGGTCGGGCTGCTTGGCTGGTGGGCCTCCACAACAAGCAGTGGTGCAATATTCTCTTCCGTCTGGGCCTTTAACTCTCTTTTCCATGTTTACCTCTGGAAGAGGTTAAATCCATAATCCCCAAATGAACAAAGCCCCCGATGCGAAAAGCACCGAGGGCCTTGACGCTCCCTCTACCGGGAGCTAAGATCCCGAAGGATCAGATGAGGGCCATGTCGAGCACGGTCACAGTGGCGTAGAAGTCAGCACGGACCATCTTCTTACCGTAGCGGGTCATCACACCCTTGCGAGGAGTGAAGTCCTCCTGTGCGTAGATCACAGGAGTCAAGATGAGTGGAACGTATGGAGCGTAGATGTATCCCGACTCCAGGAAGGTGTTGCCCTTCAAACCAATCAGAATCTTGTTCTGTGGGAAGTAAGGGTCCTTGTAGACCACGTAGCGGTTGTTGAGCGTGCCGATTGCCTCTGCGCCAATCGTCATCGACTCCTTCACCTGACCATCGGAGTCAACCTTGTATGCTGGCTTGTAGGCCACAAGGTGCTCGAAGATCGTTGCCACGTCTGGCGACGTGACGATGAAGTTACCCGAACCACGGAGGGTCTTCCTGTGAATCGTGTTGGCTGCATCCGTGATCGTCTCCATGAGCGTCTCGTACCACTCACGCACATTTCCGAAGAACTGTGGGCCTGGGGCCAAGACGTTGTTGTGGAGAGCTTCCTGACCAGTGGTCTTGTTGACGATGCGTCCTGGAGCACGCGACCAGAACAGGTTTGCTGCTGTGGCCTGTGTGAGGAGATCGTTCAAGATTTCGCGGTCGATGTCGAGCGTGATCATCTCGGACAGGATATTTGTGAGTTCCACTTCCACGTCGATGGAGTAGAAGGCCGTAAGGTCCTGTGCCATCTCTGGCGACCAACGAGCACGGAGCTTGCGGGTCGTTGCAGTGACCGAGACACCCTCGATCTTGATGTCAACCTCTGGAATCCTTGGCGAGGAGTCAACTGCGAAGTCCGTTTCGAACGATGGGACCGTAAGGGTCGTGCCCTCCGAACCAACCGAAAGAGCGTCTGCAATTGCTGCCGAGCCAGAGATGTAGGTCGAAGCCACGCCGGTTGGCTGTGGAGCCGTGCCTGCGTTGGCGATCTTCAGCACAAACAACACGTGGCTTCCGCCGAGTGGGTTTGGGGTGAAGGTACCTGCGGCTGCGTTCCAGTCACCACGCTTGTTCAGAGCGCGGAGGTTCAGGACTCCAAGACCACCCTGGAAGCTGTCGCCCCAAGCGGTCACAGAGTTTGCTGCCGAACCGAAACCAGTGATCGAGATTTGGTCAAGAGCGTTCAGATCGAGACCCGAAATCTTGCCTGCCAACTCGGAGGCCGAGATGAACATGAAGCAGTAGTCGAAGTCGCCGTTGTCAAGACCATTCTGGATGTCCTGGCGGAACCCAGCGTAGCGGGCGTTGTAGCCGGTCCAGTCAGCCGAAGCTGCCACGACAGCCGAGGTGCCCGTTGTCCAGGTCGAGCCCGAGAGCCAGTAACCCACCGAGTCCGTAGAGCCAGTGATGTTCAGAGCACCCTTGTGAACCTTGGAGAAGCCGTGACCCACGAGGTCGTACTGGCCACCAGCAGGAGTTGCACCCGAACGGATCGAGGCTCCAGTTGGAAGACCGTACACCGAGGTTGCCCTCTTGTAGGTGTCAGCCGTTGCCGAGGTCGAGAGGCTCAGACCTGCATCACCACCAACGTTCGAGCCGTAGGTGTAATCCAAGTAGAAGAGCAGTCCCGAAGGAAGGCTCATTGGCTGAACCGAAACCACTTCGTTGGCAACGAGGCCAGCGAAGACCCTACGAACGATAGGGAAGGCAACGTTCGAGAAGCCTGCAATCTGACCCGAGGAGGTCAGAGATGCACCACCCGTCGAGATGGCGTTGGACTCCTGAATGAGCTGGGCCACTTGGTTCTCCAGAAGGCGCGAGAGCGTCTCCTTCTGCATACCACCAAGTCCCTCAAGAAGTCCGGTTGCAGACCACTTGGACAGAAGCCTTGGCGCATCAGCACCAAGCGAGCGGCGGTTTACGCCTTCTGCCAATTGCGAAAGAGAGAAAGTTTTCATCGTTTACTCCGATATTCCTTTTTTGCTAAGTAGAGTCACTTGCGCTTGATTCCAGCAAGTTGCATCAAACGATTCTTTTCTGCTTCCACCAGGGTCGATCCCTCGTATGGGTTGGCAGACTCGCTGAGAGTCGATGCAGGGGTCACACCCGGCTTCGAAGAGCTTCCTGCCTTCGAAGAGACCTTCTGCATGTTCTCCACCACAACCTTCACGCGGTTGTAGATTGCCTTCACTTCTTCAAGCGATGTTCCTCTGTCCAGGTGCTCCGCAATTTTGTGCTTCTGTTGCTTGGTCAGATTTGGATTGTTAACGAAAGGCTGGAAATGAACCATCTTTGCGTTGAACAGCTTCTCGGTTGCAAGTTGCGAACGGAGATCCTTGTTCTCCGCTACAATCTTGCCCGCACCCTTGCCGGACTTCCTGCCCTCTGCAAGTTGCGAAACCTCTGGCTCGTCCTCATCGGCAAGCTCAAGGTCGTCAGCGTCGTCACCCTCTGGTTCAGCACCGCCCACAGGGCCCAAGGTGCTTGGCTCGTCAGATGGCTCGTCGCCCACAATGTCAATCTCGTCTTCATCGCCAAGATCCGAAAGTCCTGGCAGAAGATCAGCGAGGTCGAAGTTGAAGTTGATGACCGTATCTTCCTCGCCCATCACACCCATTGCTGGGGCTCCTGGCGCAGGAAGGGCATCGCCCTCCATTGGCATCCCGCATTCCTTCAGTTGCTCCTGAAGGGCGGCAATCTGCTTCTTCAAGGCTTCTGCCTTGATCTTCTTGGTCTGCTCTGCAAGAGCCTTGCTCGAAACAGCAACCGACTCTGCAACACCCTGAACGTGCGAAGCTGGATTGGTCTTGCTTGCAGCCGTGCTCTTCGTTGGGTCCACTTGACCAACCTTCTTGTCAGGAATCGACGAAGCAGCACCAGCAAGATCCTGCTCCCCATCCTTGGCTGCAAGCGACTCGCCAGAACCCTCGGCAACAAGAGCGGCAAGCTCCTCAGCAAGAGCAGCCTGAGCCTGTGCTTCAGCCGATTCCGTCTTGAGGGTCACAGTAGGCTCCGTAACCTTCATAGCGTGGGCTCCTGCCTTGTCAGCAGCCTGTTCCTGCGAGTTGTCAACCTTCATCGTCACCTCTGTCTTGTGGACATCAGCGGGAGACTTGACGGGACCACCCTCAACCGAAGCGCTCTCTGCGAGCATCTTTGCAGCCATTTCCTTGAGCGACTTGCTTGCCATGTCAGTTCCGGTTCCTTCTTCTGTTCTGTGATAAGTATTAGCGACAACTGCTTCTTTCAGTTTGCGGTGCAAAATCTCCAAACGGCTCTCTTGGATTTGGGTGAGACGCTCAGAAACCATGTTTCTGCGGCTCAACGATTCCAGGGATTCAAGAAGCTGATAGAGTTTTTCCTGAAGAGCTTCCTTCACAAGGGATGGAACTCCAACCTTGGAGGAATAGGCTTGGTGAATGCGATCAGCCGTGGTCTTTAGCTCCTCGGCAAAAAGCTCGTAGGTTTCCTCCATTGCTGGCTCCTCTGGGGGAGGCGGAACCTCTTCGGCTCCTGCCGTGGCAACCGGCTCCACAGGGGCAGCCGGAGCCTCTGGGGCTGGTGCTTCTTCTGGTGCCGAACCACTTGGGTTCACATCCACTGGAGTTGGCGATGGCATCCCACCGGGCATTGCTGGAGGAGCTTCGGCAGAAGCAGAACCCTCATCAGGCGTCTCCGCTCCTGGCTCTGCCGGAACGAAAAGATCGTCCAAGTCAATTACCAGCTTGCCATCTGGTCCAGGCATTGGCATGTTCATGACTTCTGCGCCCGACACCTTAATAGGTGCGTCAGCAGCACCGCTCGCAGGCGGCTCAACAGGAACAGGTGCAGCCGCAGGCATGGCAGAGCCCGCAGGGTCCATTGCTGGCTCTACAGGGGCTTCTGGGGACGCTGTTGGGTCAGCAGGCAATTCCTCTTCGAAGAGAACGCTGGACTTGCCTGCAAGCTGGTTCGTGATCATCTTGCGGATCACAGGGGTCATTTCTTGAATGAGGGTGTTTTTTGCATCCTCTTCAGCTACTTGACGCAGTTTCTTTGCCTCAAGCAACGCTTCTTCGAAAATTGACGACATTAGGACCTCTCAGAGTAGGTAGAATCAACGAGGCGTGGATTTGCCAAAAATCAGATTCCCGATTCTTTGGCGGGCGATGTTTACCCTCGTTGCCGATGGGGAAGCGAGACCATCACCGATACCGTAACCGCCACCACCCGTACGGATGGATGCCCTATCACGATCTGGGATGTTCGTTGGGTTCAATCCTGGCCCAGGAGACGATGGGTTTGGACCGTATGGAGTTCCAGGAAGTCCACCACCACCAGTTGCGACCGTGGAAAGGTCAGGTGCATCCGAGAAGTCGGTCTTGACCAAACCAAAGGTGTGACCACCGTCGTTCAATGGAGACGTGTTGACTTCCTCGTACTTAGCCACCACCGCATCATCGGCATAGGTGCCGTCGTAAGCTGGAGAGCCTGGGAAAGACGAACGGAGGGAAGCGTAATCGGCACTTCCTGGCGCAAAAGTCCCGAGTCCAGTGGAGGCTCCACCAGCTTTTGGTTGTGGGACGGTAATGAGTTGACGGTGGGATGGCATTTTGACTTACCCTTTGGAGCTAATTATCTCGTTACTAGCTTTTCGGCTTCTTGGCAAAAGCCAGGATAGACCAGCGGTCCTTTGCCTCGAATTGTCCAAGTTGTGCTTGGTCATATTGACGCTCTTCAGGGGAGACGGCACTCTCAACCAAGGTGCCAGCCCCAGAAGATGTAGCCGCAAGTTGCTTTTGAAGCGTTGTACGAGCGGTATCTGCAATGATGGACTCGTACATGGCAGCTTTGCCGGGATCACCCTTGGCGAGCAGCCTTGTCGTCATGTCAATTGCTTGCTGCAAGCGAGGATTTCCAAGATTGTCGGAGTTGCCTGCTTGCGGATTCTTGATTTCGTTCAAATTTGGGGAGCTAATACCCTCAATTTGCAACTTACCCTCTTCGGCCAACTCAAGGAGACATTCTTTAATGATTGATTTCAACGCAGAACGAGTCAATTTCATCAGCGCCTTCCTTTCAGGGCCAGGACTTCATTAGCGGCACGGTCAATACGGTCAGATTTGCTCATGATTCGACGCACTTCCTCGTCGGAATAGCTCTTGGCTTCTTGCATCATGAATGCACCGTGGGTGGACGGCTCGGAAACAATGTCCCAGCACACAAGGTAAAGGTCCTCTTGAACCACATTGGTTTCCCCAAGCCTCTGCACGCTTCCAAGAGCACGGGAGGAGATTCCAACCTTCACATCGTTCTTCAGGAGTCCTTTGAGGTTCCTTCCTTGATCAAGGTCCTCAAGAACCTCGATCTCACCCCAGAGGTCATTGCCTTCCCACCAAATATCCGTGATAATGTGGGAAGCGTTCTGGAGGTTGACGGTTGGAGAATCTGCGTGGTCGAGCTCTCCGGTAGCCCTGCGTTCCTTGACCAGGGTCATGTAGTTGCGAACTTCCCTCTCAAGGATGTGCCTTGGATAGACCCTACCATTCTGGTTAAGGGCGTCAGCACGCTGAATGACTCCCTTTACAAGGATGTTCCCGTACTTGGAAAGACGTGGCTTGCCTTCCTCGTCGGTTGGTTTCTTGTAGTCGAACTGGGCAAATTCTTGCAAAAGCAGCTTACTCATTGGAGAGTTCCTCATTCAGCTTGGAGATGGACATGTAGAAGGTTACCAAGGAGTCATCTGGTGCAGATGTGTCTTGGTAGGTCTCTTGAAGCATCTGCTTGACTTCCAGGAGCTTTGGCTTCACCCTCTGAGCATCCTTGTCCTTGGCCATAGCAGTGTCGATCATCTTGGAAGACTTCTCCTTGAGTCCCTCCAAGAGACGAACGAGTTCTTCCTTGGCATTGGCATTGTCCTTGGAGAAGACGTACAGTCGGAGGAGCTTCTTCTGCTCCTCGTTCAACATCGACCCGAACTTTTGGTTGAACTTCTGGATCATCAGGTTGACAACCAAACCATCAACCTCGGATTCCTGCATTTCCAAGGACTTGCTTTCAACGACAGGAGACTTGCTGGTGAGACGTAGAACCAGCTTGTCTTCCAACTGGACAGCTTCACTCAGGTTCTCAGTCACCACACGACCACGCCAGTGGTTGAGCAACACCTGAACCGTGGCATACTCTCTGTACTCAGCAATCTCCTGATCGAAAAAGTTGCACTCCCCGAAGGTCTGATTGATCTCATGGAGAAGGGCTGTCTTCTCCAGGTCAATACGTGCCTGGGATTGAAGCTTGCATGCTTCCTTCACTTGGTTGAGCAAGGAGAATGCTGCCTCCCTCGATTCCACACGAGTCTCAAAGAGATTGGTGAACAACCGAAGTTCCCGGCTTATCTCCGTCCCCTTTTGAAAGTGACGAGCGTAGAGGGCTTTCGCCTTCTCAATGTCCCCATCACGCTTTTCGAGGATGGCCTTGGCAATGTAACGAGCAAAGAACTCGTTCAGGAGGCCGACATTTCGCTTCTTGTTGTGCTTCAAAGTAGGGGACTTCAACATTTCAGGAGATTCCTTCGAGGTTTGCCCTCGCGCCTTGGTGTTGCTTGTAACTAGCTGACCGAATTAGGCAAAAACCAGAACTCACGTTTAGGTGTCCGTTTCTGCGTCTTTGATTTCCAGTCCAAGTTTGGCCAAGATGGCAAACGTTGGCAATTTGCTCTCATTTACCTCCAAGGACTCAAGAAGGTCTGAGAAATCGATTTCTTCCTCGATCATGTCGATCATTGGACCATCTGCTTCAGGAGGAGGTGGGCTTTGTTCCACCAGCATCTTCGACCGGCCCGTGGCCTTGTCGAACTTCTCAAGCATCGTCTTGATTTCCTTGGGAATACGAACTTTGTTTGCCCCAAGGTCGTTTCGAATCTGCTCGGCCAGGGGATCACGCAAGAAGTTCTGGTCGTAAAGGTCACGAAGGGAGGCATTCTTCGACGGATGCAGCATTGCAGCGAAGTCCGGCTGATTTGCCTGCTTTTCAAGCTCACTCTTGCGCCGACGCTGATTGCGCTTGTCCATCCTGACTTGTGGGTTGACCTTGATCGGCACCTCACCCTTACCCAGCCTCAGAGCGACAGGGGAAGAGGAAGTGGTAGGTTGGGCATCTGGAGGCGCTGTAGGCGATGGAGGAGCCCCTTGAAGGGAAGAACCCACCGGAGGGGAAGGAAGGGTTGTATCCATTGTTGGAGAGCCTCCTGGGGGCAGGTAGGAGGTTGCGTCGAATGGATCGACGGTGTTCTCCCCCGTGGTGTCCATGTCAACAATGGAATCCAGTTCCACAGCGAAGCGCTTGTCCTCTTTGAGCTTCTCCCGCAGACCCTTGATCTCATCCTCGGTGAAACCCATGATCTCCTTGTAGAGCCATTCCATTGGAAGGAAACGGGTCTCGATCTGATCAACGGCTCCAATAATGTCGATCTTGGTCTTCCACAGGTCCAATTTCTGCTGAAGTGCCACGGACGATGGATTGGAAAGTCGAAGCTGGAAGTCCATCAAGTCCTCTCCCTCAAATCCACGGGCGTAGAGGTGAAGGATAGCAAGCTTGTTCAGCTCGGAAATGATGATTTTCTGGTAGATTTGGATCGTCCTGGAGAAACGGATGTCCTCTTGGGCCAGGGTGGCTTTGGAGGAAAGCATGTCGTCATATCCCAAATATGCCTTTGGCACACCCAAAGCGGCAAAGAGTTGGGACTGGATGATCTCGATGTCCTCTGTTGCGGTCTGGTGAGTTCCACCGGCAAGGGTATCAATCTTGGTGCCAGAGTTGGCTCCACGGACGGGAACCACGTAGTCTTCCAGAACGTCCGTTGGGTTGAACCTCTCATCCAGACGACCCGTCTCCTTGTCTACTGCCATCTGTCCTCGAATTGTGGACATGACGGTGTTCATGTAGTTCGGAATGTCATTTGGAGCGACAGTTCCAACGTCAACGTAGAACACCCTTCTCTCAGGCGAGCGAACCAAGCGGTAAACCAGCATGGCATCGAGCATCATCACGTATTGACGCCAAATACGACGGGCAGACTCAAGTACCGAGGTTCCGTAAGGAGCAAACTGATCATTTCCCAGGATGCGGAAGTGGGTAACCTGCCAGTTCTCCAAGACTTTTTGGCCGTTTTTGTGCCAACGGAAACGAACAGCGTAAGGATCGTTGGCGTCAAAGCCCTCATCCCGCTCAACCTCATTGACGTTCAGAGCCATGACGTTGACAACCCCGACGCCTGGGGCAACCTCGTTGTAGAGGAACAGGTCCCCGTACTTCAAGAGGTTCCTGATCCACACCCGGAGATTGAAGTCCACGTTCAAGATTTCGTAGAACAGCTCCGAGAGGGCTTCCTTGACGGTTGGGTTGTCGGAGTAGATGTGGAAGTTTTTGCCATTTTCATCCCCGGAACAAGCTTCGTCGGCTTGAACGTCCAAAGCCTTGGAGATGATGGGCGTATACTCCATCTCGGCAAACTCCATGTACCGAGTCATACGGCTCATGATGTCCGAGCCGCCCAACATGGCAAACGGGGAGTTGTGGGAGGTTCCCTTGCGAAACGGGATCATTCCGTTCCCGTTGCCTGCCCTGGCAGCTAGAACGGCCTGTTTGTCGTAATACCCGGAGTCGTCATATCCCCGAATTTTGCGACGAACAGACGGACCTGAGCGGAAAAGCCTTGTCAGGCGGTCAAAGAATGATTCGTCACGAGGAGGTGCCATGTTGTTTGCCTATATTCCTGGTGACACCGAAAGTTGTCTGGATGCAAGCCGTATTCTGGACTATTCTATAGTTGAGGCTTTGTCTGTGGTATCTGTAGGTGTCCCAGGCTGGTCCTAAATAGCATCGCAGAAAGTGCGATTGTTGAGCAGCAATGGAAACTATCCCGCCCTTTTTGAAACCGCGCATCGACGAGGTGATTGCGTATATCGGAGATACCACGTCCGATTATCTCGTAATCAAGCGTCAACTCATCAATAACTTCCCCACCCCGTCTCGGGCACTTTTCTCAGCGAGACACCCCTGCACCAAAAAACAAGTCCTAAATGACTTCGATCGAGCGGTGATGGCATACTGGGAACAAGAGACGGGGGTGAAGCTGGAACTCGATCCAGGTAAGCTGCATGATCCTGGGTGGAAGCAAAAGAAAAAGGGATGGGCACTCGTCCTACTTAACGAACAGAGACGAAAGAGCCCCAATGAAGCAGCAAGGTTCGAAAAACAAAGAAATCCGAGAGCTGGTCGAAGCTCTCCTTGAAGCTGAGAACGAGCTTTACAACACGTTCATCCAACCTTTTGTCGATGTGGGGATCACAGCCGCATACGGTATCGAAAAATTGTCTGCTCAAGTTCAAACGGTCCTGAAGGGGTTCATCTACGGTCTGCCCACCCTCTTCGTCCCCTTCCTGGAGTATGACTACGAGTCCTTCCGGGAAGACGAAGCTCAGATCGTTGAGAAGATCAAAGACAAGTACAGCAAGACCCTCCAAGCCAACCTGGACGCTATCACCTCCAATGATGCCTTCGGTCTTGCTTTCCTCCTTGCCCCAAGCACTGTCCTGGCAGGCCAGCTAGCCGCCAAGGTTCCTGCAATGGCCCTGAAGGTCCTTGGGATCTTCCTGGGAGACTCTGGCATCTTCAAGGACGTTCAGAAGGCTCTCTCCGGTGTCGCCTCCGTTGGGTTCCATGATCCAGGTGGACACCAAGCTGGAGCCTGGGCAACCCAAGGTGGTGGCTACGCTGATGATGGCTGGGTCACTGAAGCCAAGGGTGACAAGGGAGATGCTGCTGCAATCCAGAAGGTGCTGCGGGACAAGAAAGTTCAAGCCGCCTTTCAGGAGAGTCCCTTGGCAAAGCAAATGCGTACCGATGGGGTGAATGTGATCGTCAACCACGTCAAGCGCTTCCTCTCTGCCCAGACCTATGACCAAATGAGGAAGTTTGCCAAGAACGACGCGGGATTTGCTCAAATTGGACAATCCTTGAAGCAACTCAACCAGAGCGGACAAGTCCCTCCCCAGGACAATCCGGTGGTGGCCCAGGCTATGGTCCCAAAGCTCAAGGAGACCTACAAGGAGTTCTGGATTAAGAAGATGCAGGAGCTAGCCGCTCAGTACCCTGAAGCCAAGGCTGAGTTGGAGGCTGGGATCAAGACTATTCAGTCTATTAAGTAACCCCCCCTTTCCTCTCTTTGGTTATCTTCCACTGCCCGTTTTTGGTGGTCAAAACCCAATTTCTTTCTTCCCGGTATACAGCTCTTCTCCCCTTTGCTAGATTGGCCGTGAGGTTTAGCAATGACACGACGAGCAGAAGACGAAGGAACTGGCGTAGACACCATGCCCACGAGCATCACGGACCTGGAGCCCATCATCCAGGAGTTCGTGGAGAAGATGAAGCGTGTGAAGAACGAGCAGGAGCTTCTCAAGCAGGACGAGAAGGACCTGATGGAGGAGTACAAGGACAAGCTCGACATGAAGACCCTGAAGGCCGCTATGCGGGTCGTGGCGGTCAAGGAGAAGGTCGATCGCAAGGACACCTTCGACACCATGGTCGAGGTCCTGGAGAGGCTGGAAGAGGGATGAAGGGCACTCGAATTGTCAGAGTGGTTTACGCCGATGTGAGAGGGTTGGAACCAAGGGACATTCCATCTTACATGGACGCCTTTAGTAAATCCATTCTTTTCGGCACTGACGACGGAGTTGAGAACATTTTGGTCCCTGTGAGGTCCGAAACAAGGATTGAGCATTTCGTCCTTGACCTTGACCAAGTGAAGGTTTCGAAGGTCATGGAGTATGCTACTGTGGAAGAGTTGCGTCGGCAGTATTCCAACGCCTGACGGGTTAGCCGTTATTCTCTAAACAGATTGCTCCTCACGAGAGAGAAGAATGACTCAAGGAGCGCATTCTTCCGCGCTCTTAAAGAGTGAGAGAGTAACAATGGCACAAGAGAAGTACGAACTACCTGAAATTTGCTATGATGAGCCGGTTCCAGGACAACCGGCGAATCAGTTTCCGTTCATTCTGGTGAAGAGCGGAAAGAAGATGCCGCCCGTGATCTTCATTGAAGAGAGGCGGGAGACAGGGGAGACTGAACCTGGGCCGAATGGGGAGCCGGTTGAGATCGTGGACTCCTTGATGCACAAGTTCGTGGACATGGAGGTTCTCAAGGAGAAGCTTCCTCCCCACCTGAACAACATTGTGCGTACCACTCTGGGCATGAAGCCTCTAGAGGAAGCAACAGTTTCCGGTCAAGCCATTTTGGACAAAGTGATGGCTGCGGTTGAAAAGAAGAGCAAGAAAGGTTCCAAGCAATGAGAATGCACGTTTCGGTTGTGAACAAGCTGATGTATTTGTTCCAGAACTACGGAGGGCATGAGCGTGATGTCAAGCTCCGTAAAATGATTGAGGAAATGGACCTCATGCCCTATGAGCGCCAGTCTGGTTCGCAAGAGGTGATCCTGGTTTTGACCGAGGATTACATGAAGCAACTGGCGGGTCCAGGGCGCTGAAAGAGGCGATGAGCAATGGCTGGCAAGAGATATCCGATTGGTAAGATCCTTTACATCCTCTCCAACAAGAAGCAGAAGGTCGTGCCAGCCATCGTTGTGGAAGAGAACCACAAAAAGACTCGCAAGGCCGATGGAACTTTTCATGAGTTGATGAACTACAAGGTCACTTTTGGACCTTCGGCGCATGAGCGAGCAACGATTGACTTGCATCGTATTGACGGAGAGGTGTATGAGTCTCTGGAGGAGCTTCAGAAGGTTCTTCGGGATCGGCTTGAGGCGTTCCTCTCTGACCTTGTGGTAGAGACAAAGAAGCAAGTCATGGAGTGGTACGGGGTGTCTGCCGACAGTGAAGTTGTTGAGGCCGCAGACAGCCTTGAGGGTGAAGGTGGCAAGCTCGACCCTGATGAGATTCTCAACGGGAAGAGTGTTGTGACCGAGGCCGCTCCAGTGGGTGCACACCCCCTTCAAATCCAAGGTGGAGCCCAGGCTACCACTTTGACTCAACCAAACCTCCGGGACCATATCAAGCGTATGGTTACCCCAATGGAAGAGCTTACTTCCGTTGGCCCCACAGAGGGCCGACGTAAGGTCAAGTTGGAGACCGGGGAAGAAGTGTACGTGGATTGGTGACTAGAAGAACTCAGGAGACTAATCAGTGAACAAGGTAACGCAACAAGCACTTTTGGCAGCAACACAAGGGGTTCACCAGAAGGTAGTTTTTGGTGATGAAGCCAGGAAGCAACTCTATGAGGGTGCCAGCATCCTTGCAAAGGCAGTTGCCTCAACCATGGGTCCATCTGGTCACAACGTGACGATCGACTCGACAATTGGGGCTCCACTGATCACCAAGGACGGTGTGACGGTTGCAAGGGCTATTAACCTGAAGGATCGCCTTCCTTCCATGGGAGCCGAGCTTATCAAGGAAGTTGCCAGCAAGACAAATGATATTGCTGGTGATGGAACCACGACAGCTACGGTTTTGGCTCATGCCATGCTCAAAGAGGGAATCAAGATGGTTTCCTCTGGTCGTAACTCGATCTATGTCAAAAAGGGCATGGATCAAGCAACTGAAGAGGTTCTCAAGGTTCTCAAGGGGATTGCCACCCCTGTGCAGTCCAAGAACGATATCATCAACGTTGGGACCATCTCGGCCAATGGCGATACTAACATTGGCGAACTCCTGGCAGAGGCCATTGAGAAGGTTGGGGAGGACGGGATCATTACTGTTGAGCCCGGAAAGTCCACTTCTACGATCTTGGAAGTTGTGGAGGGTCTGCAATTCGACGGCGGCTATCTGTCCCCGTACTTTGTGACCAACCCAGAAAAGAACACGGTTGAGCTTGAGAACCCGCTGATTCTTGCCACGAATCGAAAGATTTCGTCTCTGGACGAGCTTTTCCCGATTCTGGAGAAGATCGCCAACGCTGATCGTTCCCTCTTGATCATTGCTGATGACGTGGAGGGACCGGCCCTCCAGACGTTGATCGTCAACCGACTCAAGGGAAACCTGCTGTGCTGCGCTGTCAAGGCCCCCTCCTATGGAGACAACAGGACGGATATCCTTGGTGACATTGCCTGCGTGGTCGGCGGAACAGTTCTGGACGCTTCCAGCCCTGTTCAACTCAAGAACCTGGACCTTGATCACCTTGGGGTTGCAGCCAAGGTTGTAGTCTCCAGGACTTCGACCACGATCGTTGGTGCTCCTGATCCTGAACTGAAGAGCGCCGTGGAAGAGCGTGTGAAGATGCTCAGAGCCGCTCTAGCCCAGGACGGCACCTTGGACGACCTACGCATTGATCGTTACCGCAAGCGCCTTGCAAAGCTTGCTGGTGGCGTTGCTGTGGTCAAGGTTGGCGGTTCTACGGAAACGGAGATCCTTGAGCGCAAGGACCGTGTGGAAGACGCCCACAATGCCACAATTGCCGCTGTCAAGGAAGGTATTGTCCCTGGTGGTGGTTGCGCTCTCTTCTATGCCGCCAAGTTGGCAGAAAAGAACTTGCTAACGGATGGTGTCTATTCGGACCTGCGAGCCGGAATGGAAGTCATCCTGAACGCTTGCAAGGCTCCCCTGTACACGATCGTGTCAAATACTGGCAAGTCGGCGGAAGTCGTCATGAACCAGCTTGAGGCGGCGATTTCCCATCACGACCAGTTTGGCGGGGAACTTACTAATTTCCAGCTCGACCTCCTCCCAGGGTTGGATAAGTTTCACTATGGCTACAATGCCGCCACGGGTAAGTTCCAGAACTTGGTTGCCTCTGGGATCATTGATCCTGTGAAAGTGACTCGTTGTGCCCTTGAACACGCCTCGTCGGTTGTCGGACTGATGCTCACGTGCGATAGTGTGATCATCAACGAGAAGGATGCCCCAATGAGTGGGGATGAAGAGTGACAAAGGAAAGCAAGAAAATGGAACAAAACGAGGAACAAGCACAGGCAGCACGGGCAGCAATGACGGCCCTTTTTCAGGAAATTTCCGAGCTTATTGCTGACAAGACTGGATTGCTGATGACCGTCGAGCAGGTTGAGGAGCTTTGGGACGAGATCCAGCGGGAGGAGCTCAAGAGGCTTGTCTATCAAGCCTTCATGGCAATCCAGCAAGATAGGATGCTTGCCAAAAAGGCAGCTTCGGGCGAAGAGCCTGCATCCTCCGATGAGGCGAAGTGATGAAGGAGAGCGTTATTCTCACACGGGAAAGCGCTCAGGACATCTATGCCATGTCTGGGATCGACGTTGAGAAGGTTTTCGACGTTCAATACATCCTTCCCTTGACTGGAAAAGAGTCGAAAATCAAAGTCATTGTGAACGAAGATGGCACGAAATACTTGAAAAAGGTGAAGTGATGGCAATTGGAGATAGAGTGCGGGTTGGCGATGGAACGACCTGGGATGATAGCGTAACTGTCATGGTCTATGAACCATTGACGGATGCTGAAGGCTATTACCTCAAGGAGAGCAGCGGCGGCGTTCAACTGAAGCGCATGGGTGGCGTCAAGGGTGGAACCCTTGGAACCATTGCCGGGGCAACCTTGCAGGTTAATCGACTTCACTTGGTCGGGGAAGAGAAAGTTCCAACCATGGGAGGAGCCGATTTGGTCCATATTATCCCCGTGCGATTCGACTACTACAACCAAGTGGCTTGGATTCCCACCAAGAATCTTCGAGTCATCGGTGGTGGTCACGGCATGGACATGCCGCAGTGATCAGCCTAGACGCTGGCTGAGAAGGTAGACGTGACTCTCGTGCAAGTCGAGAATGCCCTCTATCATGTTGGAGATGCCAGGACTGAGAAGGTTTGCCATCCTGCCGGATTCCTTCCTTGACTTACGGGCCTCTGCTAGTCTTGTGAGCATGAGCTTGCCCATTTCAAGGAATACCATCTCGGCAAACAGCGATACCTCCGTGGGGGACTTGGACTTGTCGCTGACCATCTTCTGGAAGGTTGCCATGTGGTGCATTTGAGCAAAGTAGTTGGTCAAGGCAATTCCCCCGGCTCCAACCAGCTTTTCTGCCACTGAATCAATCTCTGGGGCAATTCCCTCATAGATGCGTTGGAACATGAGGTGGTCCCCGTAGAAGTCCTTCCCCTGCGATTGCCAGTGGTGGGTCTGGTGAATCATGTAGAGCGAGCGAAGCACTCCCAGGAAGACAGCCAAGTCCGCGTAGTCAGCAGATTGACCATCGAAGATAGGAACTTCACTGGCAAAGACCTTACCGGCCAGTTGCTCGGCCTGCAAGGACATTTCAGGGGAGAGAGACTCTTTCAGGGACTTGGTTTTCATACGCCTAAATAGGTTTGAAACCTATTTACCCTGAGAAAGACTCAAAATGACATTCCAATCGGCACCTTCTGGATTGAACAACGTCGCGGAGTACATGGCTTCCCCCTTGCCATGGGTTTCGTCTTCTACCGTTACATCTGGTTCGGTATGGAGAATCGACTTCCCATATGTAACGAGCGAGATTCAAATCCACAACGCGACGCCAGCAGATTCTTCTGTCGGCGTTGCTTTCACCCTCAGTGGTGCTCGTGGCACAAACAGATTCTTGGTGGGAACGAATCAGGCCGCTGGAAGCTCCTACGTTGGCGAAACATTCAGCTTTCGTACCAGGGTGAAGACCCTGTACATCATCGGCCTAACAGGAAGCTCGACGGTATCCGTGTATGCAGGATTGACCATGATTCCAACACGGTCTTTCCCAATCCTGACCGGCTCTTCGCCAATTGCCCTGAACTTGACTGGCTCTACCTTCGACCCATACTTCTCGTATGGTGGCCTTGGCTGATAGCGGCTATTCTTCCTTGTGGAAGAAGTTGCCGAATGTCTCCACGATCTTTCGGTGCTCCAGGATGTGCTTGACGACCTGTGGGTTGTTGTACTGGCCAACATTCTTCTTGGCCAACTCCCAGAAGGTATCAACCCAGTTGTCGTAAACCTCCAGGATGCCAGGAATGGTGAGTTCCATGTTGTCCGCCCGCATTCGCTTGTATTCGGTCATTGGGCGGAAATCCACGTGAATCAGGTTGTCCAACTCCTCTCCCGGAGTCGGCTCTTCAAGCTCCTTGATGAGGACGGCATCACCTTCCATGATGGTGTTGGCGATGGACTCAATTCGGTGGATGAAGTTCTGCACGGTTGCACGGGGGTACTTTTCGAAAGAGTCAACGAGTTTCATTCGGCTTCCTTCTTCAGCAAGGCTTCCAAAACCTTCTGTTCACGGGCACCAACGTCGCGGATAACGGTGGCGTAGAGGTTGTAGTCTCCATACTCATCATAACGCTTCTCCCCCTTGAGTCCATTGGGAAAGAGCACGTCCGGGAAGTCGTAGTTGGGGTAGGAGTAGGTCTTCTGGGTCTTGTAGTCGTACTTCAAGACGAATCCCTTCCGAGCCTGGAAGGGGTTCCCAGCCTCGACATCAGCCAACTCCACCACCATCCACTTCCCGTCGATCAAACGGAACTGACGGTACTTGTCGAGGGAAAGAACCTTGACCTCCTTGGCACGTCGGGCCTTTTTGCTCAAGTGTGGCTGACGGCAGAGGAGCTTCGTCTCGGGGTGGACGTAGTAGTTGTGCCGAGAAAAGGGGTTGGGAAGATCCAAGGCGTTGTTGTTGTTGTAGCGATGCCAAGAACGGTCGGTGGCGTAAACGTGCCCATCCTCGCCCATGTAGGTCTTCTCAGTGACCGTCCAGTTGAGGTGCTGCACAACGTGCAACTGGACGGCACTGTCCAGCCTCAAGTGCTCCCTGACCTCCGAGTAGACCTCATCCCAGGGGCGTCCAATGCTCTTCTCCAAGAAACGGAGGAGGGGAGCCAAGTTCTCATTCAACGACCTGTGATCGTCGTACCGGCTCTTGATGGGCTCAAAGGTCTTGAGGGTGTTGTCTGCGGTGTAGGCGTCACCATCCTCGTCTTCCTCGTACCCCTCGTGCATGATCCGCTGCATCTCAGCACGGGCCACAGCCGCACGGGTGGGTGTCTTGGTGGGAGTACGACCCGAGGCCCTGGGCCTTTCGACGATCACCTTGAACATGTCTTTTCGCATTTTTGCCTTGTGGTGGTAGATAGGCTAATAATGGAGCGCAATCGTGTCAAGGACTTCTTTCAGTTCAAGTTCTGCCCTCTTCAGGTTATCAAGCAGAACAAGCCACTGATCCTTCGGTCCCCTGGCTTCCCAGGCTCCCCTCGCTGCGGACTCGGCATGCAGTTTCTTGCTGAGTAGTTCCAGGAGTTGTTGATCTTCTGTCACTTTGCTGCTTCCTTTTTCTTCCCTTTGACTTCCTCCCAGCTTCCGTTGGTTGCAAGGAGTGACAGGTGGGGCAAAGGTGTCTCAGGTTCTCAGGTCGATTATCGCGATTATCGCCATTGATATGGTCAATTTGAAGCGGGATGTTCTTCTCCTCTCCAAAGCTGGAGATGGATTTCTTACCGCACCCAACACAGTAATCCGTCAGGATGCCCATAGCAACCAGGGACCTGCGATGACCACGAAGATTGTCGAGCGGGGACTTCTCCACCAGGATGAACTTCAACAACCGTTGCTGCCTGTTGGCGACAGTTCCAACTGGTGGTGCCGGTGTCGATTCCCTGGAGGAATGAGAGAACTTGAAGTGACTTGTGTCCAACTCAAGGTCTGCTATCCGACGAGCTACCCTCTTCGTCGATTCTCCTCCTCGGGAGTTCAAGCCAAGGGCCTCCACGACTCCCCGAAGACTGTTTGATTGCTTTACAGCCTCAATCAACTCCTGGTCAGTATAGGAGGACCACCTTACGGTCATGCAGGTACATAGAGCTCAACAGCGAATTCATCAAGCACCAACCCCAGGACTCCTCCGGTTGGTGTGTGGAACTCCACCAAGATACCCTTTGGTGTCTTTGCAATGAACCTACCAATCCACCCACGTTCAGCAATCAAATGCCCCGGCTCCTCGTAGTAGATCCCGCCATAAGGCGATCCGTCCATGCGGTTGTACACATTACGAATCAGCTTGACAGGACGGCCACGCTTCATCCCGTTCCAGTTGTATTGAATTTGCATGAGCCTAGTCTGCAAGCAAGAAGCTGGTTTGTTGCCAAATTAGCCCTTGAGTTGCTTCTTCCTACGGTTGCTCAGCTTGTCCACGAGACACATCGTCAGAGCGAATGGTGGAACGACCAGGGCAAGAACCAACAGCTTCAAGGCAGTGACCACCTTGGACTGATTAGGGGCCGTATACCCCTCGTACTTGCGGCACCTTCCGCCATTGATGATGAAGTCGGAATTCAGCATTTTGAAGTGGAGCCAGTCGGGTTCGAACCGACGACCTCGACAATGCCATTGTCGCGCTCTCCCAACTGAGCTATGGCCCCGTGTTTTCTAACTAGCGTTCTCTTCCAGTTCCTCTTGCTCTTCCTCTTCCTCCAGGAACTCCTCAATCTCAGCCCTCTCTGAACGTCGAAAAGCCCCCTCGGCTCGAAGATGTTGGTCCTTCTTGAAACCCTTCACCCTCCACTCGTCCTCTTCAGGAAGAGATTTGCCCTCCCTGTACTCCAGGAGACGCGCCTTGCATTGATGAGGAAGATCACCTGGAAGGTGACCCATCTTGTACCTCTTGTAGCGAGTCTGAGAACCGGAACGCATATTTGCCTCTATCTCATAGATAGGAGAGAAATTAGTTGCCGCCCAAACAGATGATTGCAGTCTTAGGGTCCCACCAGGGCCTCGATCACCCTGGCTCATGATGGTCGGAGGATCGAGTAGCCTCCAACCCACTTTAACCGCAATCAAGCCAAACCAGCGGCTTGGGTTTGAATCTAGAAACCATCAACCTTGCCACAATTGGGACAGAAGGTGATGTAGAAGCTATCACTTCCACCAAGACCAAAGTCGGAGTGACTGCCTTCAACTTTCTTGCCATCCTCGTACCAATAGCACGAGGTGTAATCCATCGTCATTTGGTGGGTTTCAAACGTGACCATCTCTGAGTCGCAACTCTTGCATTTGTCGCTTTTGCCGCTCACAACTACCTTGCCTTTCATAAGCAAGATAGCACAGAATCACTTGAAGAGTAACTCAAGCATGGCTGAGAATGATGGGTGGATGTGATTGGACTCGAACCAACGTTTGGGGCTTTCGGCCCCCGTTCTCCCGCTCCCAAGATTCCGGCGCCAGAATCGTGGGATACTCTAAACTACACACCCGTGGTGGACGCGCTGAGAGTCGAACTCAGGTCCGCGAATACCTCTGAATCAACTTTCCTACGTGACCTTCCTTGCTATTGTACTCCGTCTAAACGCCAACAAGGGGGCTTTCAGGGGAGGATCTTGTAGTATCTCGGTTCTCCCTACCACAAGCATCTTGGGGAACCTTGTTCGATTGAATCACTGCTCTGAACGCCCGAACAGAGCTCTCAGGCAGTGTCTCGTGCTATCAAGCAGCGAGAGGGAGGGCTTCTTCAGCGCCTTGTGTTTTTGTCGGAATCTTTATGGCAGTACCAACGCCTGCCGTCACGCTGTCAATCCTTTGCTATCCACGTCGAAACCGGGTCGCGCCCGTTGATACTAAGTAGTCTAGGTCACCCTCCGAGCCTTGTCAAGATCCCTCTTGACTTAGCAGCCCATTCCTGGAGCCACTCCTCTGAAATGCCACAGGAAGGCCAGTTTTGCACGTCAGTGATCGCAGTCTCCTTGTACATGGGGAAAAGCTCACGACGGGGATACACACTATGGACCGAGCCGTTAGCGACCTCAATCTGCATAACCGGGGAAATGTCCTTCTCGTGACACTCCCTGTCCCCGATGACAGCAGTCAACGTCAGGAATGGGAATGCTTCAGCGACTCTCTTCCAATCCCGAATAAGACCTTCAGGAGAAGGCCACTTTCCGACGTTGTGAAACGAGTAAATCGTTCCATCAGGATTGCACCATCCATTGGGGCCGCCAATGTATGAGGAACAGATCCAGTCGGTAAACAGGTATTCGGCCTCCAGCAAACCCCATTCCTTCTGCCACTGTTCTCGGCGGTTCATCGCAGCCCAGAATTCCTCCGAAGAGTATCCATCGAGCGGCTTAAAACCGAAATCAACCGCCAGCTTTTTGAACCTAGCGTTATCCGAGCCGTACAATCCACGAAACCACAAGTCACTTCGACGGATCACCTCCTTCGCTTGATCGACAGTGATCGAGGCTCCATGAACATACATGCAGGGCCATTTCGGCAGGGCAATGTGCAAATTGTCCATCATTCTTTCCTCCAGAGCATCTTCTTCATGTTGCCGTACAGGACATCCGGGTCATTCTCGGACAACCCAGCCATTTGGCCGTCATTCAACTCAATGACGATCCATCGACCGCTTTCAGTGAGGGCAACGTCCATCACGAAGAAGTTCACATTGTCCTTCACCTTGTCAATAGCATCCCGTAGGAACCCCTGGGGGACCATAGAGGGCGTGGGGACCTCTTGGATGTCTCCCAGGTGGCTTGACCAGTAGAAGCCGCTGGAAACCACCTCTCCGTGGAGAATGAAGAACCTGAACTCCACCGTGATGGGTTGACCATGGAGTCCAACTCCGAGCTTCTTGAGCGGGATATACTCCCGAACGTAGATTTCCTGACGGGACAGGAGGGAATCATCCATCAACCGCTGGTAAACGGCAATGGCATCCTCCTTGGTCTGGGCGAACATGTGGGTGTCCCACTTGTCCTTCTTGCTGTTGGTTTCTCCCTTGAGCACCATCGGCATGTCGGGGAGATAGGGGAATTCCCTCCAACTCCAGGTCTTTGGGGTCATCTCATCCAGGTCCGCAGCGTAATTCTGGATATCAGCCACGTACCTGTGCTGCTTGTAGGAGTTGATGAGCTTCCCGCCCACAGAGGAGATGTCAGCTTCCAACTCCCTGTAGTAAGGGAGCACCGAATACCTCCCAATGACCAGTTCGTTGCCTGTGACCGTCATGCGGCTCCTGTAGGTCACAAAGTGCCGCTGGGCAGCAGCAAGCTCCTTGTCTTCCATCAGTCCGGTGCCTTCTCGGTAGAGAATGGAAGGGGAACGTTGACGGTAGCGTGGAGCGGCTCGGTCGGTAGGGAAATGGTCTTCGTGGCTCATTCCATGAAGTTATTCAGTGAAAGCCGGATTGTCAACCCTCATCTTAGCAACGTATGGGAACTCATCGGTTGAGTAGTACGCTCGCTTGATCCCGTAGTTGTAGAGGACGTGCTGGCACATCTCACACGGCTTGGACATGGCCACGGTTCCATCCCTCTTGAGCCGAACCACGTAAATCTTGGCTCCCTCGAAACGCACCTTCTTGCGCTTCGAAAGGATGGCAGCAATTTCGGCATGAACCGTGCAAGTGTGGTCACAGACACGGTATTGCTCCGAGAGTTGATTCCAGCCACGGTGGTTATAGCCAACAGCAAGAATCTTGCCGCCCCGCACGATCACAGCGCAGTGATGGTACTCCAGGGAGTCATCAAACTGGTAAACCTTGGCGAGGTCATAGGCAAGGCGCAAGAACTTGTGCATGACCTTCGAACGATATGGTTTAACCCGCTTGGAGTCAATCTTCTTTTTTCGGTTTCGGGTCACCATCGAACAGCCAGGAGTAAGTATTGTAGACCCCCACTGTGGGTCTTGCTTGCTGAGCATTCACTCCTGGCTTCATATTTGCTTGGGAGAATGGTTTTTGGAAGTAACCGTTCTGGTGACTGTAGGCCGAGCCGTGATTTACACGCTGGAAGGCCAGAGGGACTTCGGCTTCACTTGCCGGATCAGAATAGTTCGCCCCATTGAGTTTCGTGACGCTCTTACCCCAGGCTGCGAGCATGGCAGCATTCAGGGCGTTGTTGTCCACCTGCTTTTCGCTGGCCTCGTAGAGATAGCAACCAATTGCCAAGGACATGATCAAGTCGTCATTGTAACCCTTCATGGCCGAAGCCTTGTTGGTTGTTGGGTTCCAGACGAAGGTCTTCAATTCCTCGGCAAGGCGAGAGGAGTGGACCTTGAGCTTGCGATTACGAAGCACCTCTTCAAGCTTGGCGAGCATTGCTTGACGGTTCTTGACTGTGGTAGTGATACCAGGGGTCAGGTTGCGAACATCTTCCTCGGTGTAGGTTTGATACACGCTGGACTTCGCAAACTTTTCGTAGTAGATGTTTGGGTACTTCAGGTCCCTGAGCCTATAAGCCGTTGCAAGGCCAAAGGAGTTGTTTTCAGGGCAGATCATGGCATTGTAGTATTTCTGGCCAAGATCAATGAGCAGCTCTGCAAAACGGTCGGGTGGGATCTTTCCTTGATACTCGGCAACCACCTCGTCTGCTGTGGTGTCAATGACGTGAGCAGTCGAGTAGTCGTCGGAGTCTCCACGGGCAACGTCTGCCGAGATGATGTACTTGTGCTCGGATTCAGGGTATTTCCAGACCCAAATGTTCCGATCATAGCCGATCTTGGCGATTGGCTCCTCGATCATTGAGTGGATGAATTCCTGAGTTTCCTCTGGAATGTAGGTGTGACCCGATCCAAGGAAGGAGCAAAGAAGCTCCTGTTGGATACCCCTTGCATTGAGGTTACGACACTGCTCCTGGAACCAACTTTCATCGTGTTCTGGATGCACCGTCCAAGGAAGACGAATGCCGTGGAAGTCGTTCTCCTTCTTCTCCAAGTCACAGCCCACCCAGGTCTTGTGGAAGACGTTTCCAACACCCTTTGGGGTGGAAAGGAGGATGATGTTACCTCCGGTCGAAACCGTCGAGTAAAGACCCATCCAGAGGTCATCAAAGCCTTGAATGTGAGCGGCCTCATCAACAACCAGGAGGGAGATACCTTCACCACGACCTGCGTCGTCTCCCGTTGGGATTGCGGAGATCCTGGAACCGTTAGTGAACTTGATGGACTTGACAGAGCGGCTTTCTTCCTTTGGCATCACAAGCCAATCCGGCAAGTTCTCGTACATCTTCACGATCTTGCTGAAGAAGTTCTTGGCAACGTCAAGCTTGGTTGCGATGACAACGATATTCTTTTCCTTCTGGAAAAGAGCCATCCACAGGCAGTAGCCTGCACAAATGGTCGAAAGACCAAGCTGGCGAGACTTCAGGACGATGTTGAAGCGGTGGGTCTCGAAGTCCCTCACGCATTCGTCCTGGAATGGATACGTTGTGAACTTGATCAGCCCCCTCTTGGGGTGGGTGATGTATCCGTATTTCTTGAGGAAGTACAGCGGGTCAGATCCGCATTTGACGATTTCCTCGAACTTGAGTTTGCCTTTTGGCGCTGGAATGTGGTTTACAGGCATTTGACTTTAACTAGCAAGTCAATTTGCCTTTTTCTGGTCAATCAACGGCAAACAGGCAATGCAGTCTGAAATAAGCCCGCAAAGTTGGCGTGTATTGGGCATTTGTCAGGTACTCGATCCCCTCCTGAACAGAGGAGTCGAGCAGTCTGAAGGACACGGATTTCCCGTCATTTTGCTTGGCAAAACGCTCTTTCAGGTCCTCGACAGCGCTCTTGAGCTTGCCAAGGGCCTCGTTCTTGTAGCGTTGTTTGAACTCAACAGCCGTTTTAGGGTTATTTGGCATGTTGACGATCATGACCAAGTTAGCCTTCATCATCTGGTCGTCTCGTAGTTGAAACTTGATCGACTGAGATTGGCTCTTGAGCTGGGAACCAGTGCCCCAGGAGTTGTTCAGGACCTTGCTCAGGGCCATGTATTTATCGAAGTCTTCTACCATGTTTCCCTATTACTTCAGCTTAAATAGGGAACGCGGCGTGTTTCGACGGTCTTCCAAGTATTCCGCCCACTGTTCTTCTGTCAAGAAGGCTTTGTCTCCCTTGCAGGCCAAAAAGCACTTATCGCAGCACTGAGCTTTCCGATAGGCGATCGAATCGTCCGAGGTCTTCATAGAAACACCACAAAGAGGACAGAAAAGGGGCACGACCGTAGCCACATCGGATGGACGGATGACAAGGATCTTGCCATCCAGGAGGACTTTCATCTCTCGGTAGGAATCAAAGGGAGTCCAAGTTGACATGCTGGAATGTTAGACCCACCACCAGGGAGTGTCTCGCTTCTTCCATTTGGCAAGACTACGCTTTGGTCCCATGTAGAGGTTCCGGTATGCTTGGACAGTATTCCCAGGGACCTTGCACTCGTCAGGCATCACCTGGACGAAGTAAGAGGGCACACCGGCTGAGTGAACCATGTGCTTGCCGCATTCCTCGATAACAGCAACGGAAGAATGCTTCTTGCCGTACCGGAAGGTGTACTCCTCTCCAAGAGCCAAACCAAAGTAGAAGAGCCACCAGAAGTGAACCGGACTCTCCTTTACCCATAGAGTGCAGGGGTGCTTCTCGTGGCTGTGACGGTAGGTCTTGCCGTCTTGATACTCAACGCAATTCGAGAGCAACTGGGCTGTTTCAACCGTCATCTTAACCACATGACGATCAAAGTGGTATCTCGCTGCTTGTACTGGGTCCTGATCGAGCAAGAAGATGTTCACGGGGCCTTCTTCCAATCAATGGGGATTGCGGGCTTCTCCAGCATGCCATCCCCTTCACAAAGCTTACAGGTGCTATTGTTGACCATGATGAATCCAAGTCCCTCGCACTTGGGACACTGATGGACTTTTCCGGCCTGGAAAAGGCGATAAGGCTTCTCACAGGTGCGATGGAAGACGAGGGTCTCATCCACGTAGTGGTCCTCGTACTTGTACCTGATCAAAGCCTCGCCGGTAACCCCCTTCTTGCAGAAGGTGCAGGCAATCTCCCCGGAGTCATGTTCATGGCTGCTGCTGCTCCCAGAGATCGAAGCAATATGCGCTTTTGAGCAGGCAACATGAACAAAGTAGTACGGCTCGGGATCGTCAGAGTCATCACCTCGGTAGTAGATGTGGGCTCTGTTGTCCGATCCTACAATGTCTTTGTGGCAATATCGACATTTGAAGTACATGGTTACGCCTCAATCCTTGAATCCATACCTGTCGAAACCACCTCGATGATCGAATCAGATGCCTCTTTAACCCGCTGCATGTGAGAGATCACCAGGATGGTCTTGAAGTGCTGCTTGAGTCCCTGGAGAAGCTCCAGGCACTTGCCAACGTGCTCCTCATCCAGGGCATTGAAGCCCTCGTCGATAATGAAGATGTCGGCCTTGGGCAGGTTGGAGAGGTTGACCAGGGCAACCCTGATCGCAATGGAAGCGATCATCTTTTCCATGCCAGAACCAAGCTCCAATGGCCTCTTGGAATGACCATCCTCAATCAGGATGTCAAGGGAGTTGGAGCCGGGTTCCGTCTCGAAGATGATGCGGAAGTCCACCAACCCTCCAAGGAGTTGGTCAATTTCCTGATTGATCGCAGGGAGTTGAGTCTTCAGGACAATTGCCGGGATGCCATTTCGGTGAAAAGCAGCCTGGACAGACTCCAGAACCTTCAATTCCTTCGCAAGAGCCTCTCGATCAACAGCGGCCTTTTCCATCATTTCTTGACGAACCTGGAGCTTGGCAAGCAGGGCAACGTTGGCTCCCTTCTGCCGCTCCATGAAGGCTAGCTTATCCTTCAACTCTCGGCACTTGCGTTCCATTTCCTTGATGGCTTCCAGGTTGTAGGTGTTGAGTTCCGCCTCAAGCTCTTCCACCTGGGGGATCAAACGGGCCACGGCTTCCGCTGCTACAACCTCCAGGTTGTCCAGAGATTGAAGTTTGGCTTCCTCGGTCTTGAGATTGGCCTCAAGGAGTTGAAGCTTCGACTTTGCCTCGTTGTACTGCAAAAGCTTCTCAGCAAAACGCTGCTCCTTCTCTGCCTTCACGGCTTCCGTCAATTCCTTGAGGACAGAAGAGAGTTCGGCCAGCTTTTGCTGTGTGTTGCCCAGGATCTTCTTGTCTTCATGGGCATCCTTGATGTACCGGCACTCAGGAAAGCTGTCCCCGCACGGAACCAAGGACAGCTTCCGCACGTTCTTTTCCTGGTTCTGAAGGCGATCGGACACCTCACGAACCAAGCCGTCAGTCGTGTTGAACTTGGCTGTCAACTCGGCCAACCTCTTGACGCCATCCGTGAATTCCGCTGGATTGGTGCGCTCGATCTTGGCCGAGAAAGCAGCGATATTCTCCTTCATAGCTGCCACATTCTGGGCAAACGTGACCCGCTGGACCTTGTACTTGCTCAAGAGTTGCTTCTTCTGGGCGAGTTCCTCCCGAAGGGCGTTCAGGTTCCGGTTGATGTGAAGGGTGTCATTCTTCGCCAACCAACCTTGCTGTTGAGCGTCCAAAGCTCGAAATTCAACGAGGTCGTTGTCGATGTTTGAGATGTCCTTCTCAAGCTCGGCAATTTTGTCATTCAACGCCTCACCCTCCTCTTGGTCCATCAGAGGGAGAGCCGCCATCTTTGCTGTCAAGGACGCTGTTTCCTCTTTTGCATAGGAATGAAGCGTCTCAAAGACCTCCAGGTCCAGAAAGCGATTGAGGATCGTCTTTCTTGCCGTCGGTCCTTCATCAATGAAGGATTCCATGCGTCTTTGGGTTGCCACGGAGGTGGCCAGGAAGTCATCTGGGCTCCCCAGCAGCCTCCTGATAGCCTTGTCGGTGTCCTCTCGGTTGATGCCATTCAGTTCCACCCTTCCAGACGGTGTAAGGCGGTAGAAAGACAGCTTGGTTTCCGTCTTCTCTGGGTCGAATTGCTCCCCGGACTTCTTTCCCTTCTTTGGAAGCTCTGTACGGGCAGAACTGCGTTCAATCACGTAATCCGTCCCGTCAACACTGATCACAGCCTTCGCTTGGCAGTGGTTCTTGGACTGATTCATAATGTGGCCGTTGCGTGTAATCCCATCTCGATCCGAGCCATTGAAAAGGGTGTAGAGGAGGGCACCCACAAGGCTGCTCTTGCCTGTCTTGTTCTTGCCGAATACGCCAACCACGCCATCAAGGACCTCAAGATTCAACTTGTTGCCTGGGCCATACCGATACAGGTTGTCGAACTCGATGCTCTTCAGGCTCCATGAAACATCACGGACGGTCTCCTTCTCGGTGTCCTTTGCCTTGACCATGAACTTGTCAATCAAAGCGTTCCCAAGCTCAACTTGCTCTGGAGAAAGCGGGAACTTCTTGACATTCCCATTAAGGAATTGAGCGTAGAGCGCACGCATCACGTCGGGACTGTTCCGCAGGGACGACTTCTTAACCGTTGTTTCTCCGGTGGTCACTGAGTCATAACGGTTCTTGAGCTTCGATTGGAAGCACACCGACTCGGCCTTGAATGCCTGGAGCAAGAGTTGTTCCACCTGACGCTGTTCGGCGGAAAGCAAGGGAGCAACCGAATCCACCCTGAACCGAGAGCCTGGGAGGATCTTGCCTCGAACAGCCGAAACGGCATCGGCGGTCTCTTGAGCGGACCCCATCCATGGGATCGTCAAGAATGGTTGGGAGTTGGGAATTTCGATGAACTCAACGTCCCAGTCATCTTTTGCCCGAATATCCCACAAAAGGAAACCCTTGACCTCATCCTCCCCATGATTCTGCTGAATCAAGGAGCCGGGATAGGCTGCGTAAGGCTTCATCACCCCATTCTTGTCCCGTCTCTCGGCAAGGAACTGACGCTTGTGAATGTCTCCCAGGAGTACGAAGTCGTAACCATCGAACATCGAGAGTTGGACCTCTGCCTTGGCATCCGGCATGATCCAGCCATTGTCCATGGTCGATCCACCAACGGAGCCATGGAATGCAGCGATGTTGATAGCCCCTTCAACCGGGCAAACCTCGTTCCAGCCGGATTTATCGAAGCAAGAGAACACGCAAAGGCAAACCTCGGCTGAGTTGAAGTCTCCAATGTCCACTTCGGTGGAACCCTTGTAGAGTTTTACCCTGTCGTAGTCCATCGCCTTCACAATAGGCGAAATGGCATCTTCCCTGCTTTCGTTGGCGAGGTTACCATCGTGGTTGCCAAGGATAGCATGCGTCGGAGCAATATCCCCAAAGGACTTGAACATCCAGGCAAGACGGTCGATCACCTCGGGGGAGATGCCAGAAGTCTTGGTGTGGAAGTAATCTCCCCCCAGGAAGATTGCATCGGGTCGGATCTCACGAAGCTTGGAGAACAGGATTGTGAAAGCCCGAGTGTACTCCTCGTGTCGCGAGAGTCCCATCCAGTGAATGTCGGAAATGTGAGCAATTTTCATGGTTTACTTCTGTCCGAAGAAGAGAGTATACCACGATCCTAGCTGAGTTTATCCGCGCTCAAGGAAAGGGACCAGGATTCGAGGAGAGGCGATTGCGGTGTTACTGATCGTGGTCATTCCACCGTCAATGCCAAAGCGCTTTGTCTGCTCATGACCAAAGTAGGAACAGGAGTGTGTCTCCAGCCAGCCATAGGACTTGGTGTAAACCTCAACGTCCTTCTTCTCCAGGTGGTAGCCCTCGTCCTTTTCGGTCATATCGACAATGCGGTATTTGATGTGATGACGTTGTAGGAAGCCAGTAACGATCCCCATGGATTCCTCCATGAACTCCTCGGCTCTATCCTCCGGGACAAAGAGGAACTGCTCCATCTTCAAGAACTCGCGAAGACGCTTCAACCCCTCGTAGGGCTTGTTCTCATTCCTGAAACACTGATTCTTGGCGTAAAACTTACTGAGTCGATCCACCGTTTTCCCGGTGAACATCTCAAGGATTCCCTGTTCTGCGGAACCGGCCAGAGCATGATCCTCTCCAATCTTGAATACCTTCTCCCAGGGGATCGTCCCTTGCCGCTCGTAGGTCTCCTTGGTGACCACCGAGGGGACGGAAAGGTATTGAAAACCCCGGAAACACAAGACCGTTTCCATGTCCCTGAAGAGGTCCGCTTCAAGCATGGAGAGCTTGTGATCCGGGAAGAAGACGCCGTTTCGCACGTACTGGTCCAGGTCAACCATTTTTCGCCACCTCGCTTCTGAGCTTGGAGAACTTCACAAGGTCATCCAGCGACAAGCCGTACTTGGCCGCAACAAGACCGCAAGCACCAATGATGTCGGAAAGCTCGAATAGGAGCATAAGCGTTTGTCCTCGCTCCTCAGCGTCAAAAGCCTCTTCCAGCTCTTCCTCCACCTTCGACAACTCACCAAGTTTTCCCTGGATAATCACACGTTTATGCCACTTTGACATTGCTCATTCCCTCAACTTCATCTGGAAGAAGTCTTCCATCGTCATGAGCTTCGCACGTTCCGAATAGGTGTTAAACTCCCCCTTCTTCAATTCGCCCACGTCTTTGATCCCTGGGGGTAGCTCCAGGAACCTGACGGTGACTCCGTACTCCAGGAGGGCTTTGGCGGCTTTCAGCGCCTTTCCCTTGGCATCTGGATCGAGAGCAAGGAGTACGGGGGTCTGATGGCGTACGATCTCCTGGAAGAGCTTATAGGAGGAATCAAAGGATGATCCCAGGATGCAGGTGGTGTTGTCATTGGCCTTGATCATGTCAAAGACACCTTCAACCAGGGTGAGCTCCTTGGTCCAGTCGATGTTCAATTCATTGAAGACAAGTTCCTCCCGCTTCAAGGGTGGATTGGAGTAGGGTGGTCCCTTCCATCCTGGGAGGAAGGCTCGACCCACAAAGAAGTTGAGCTTCCCCATGGAATCAAAGGAAGGGACGATGACCCTGTACCGGAAGTCCTGTTCCCCTTCTCCGGGTGGAGTTGTGGCAATTCCGATCTTCCAACGCCACAGGTCTGCCTCGGTCAACCCACGCTTGAAGAGGTATTGAAGTGCCCGACGAGTAATTCCGTCTTTTGGCTTCAGATCCAGGGCGAGCATCTTGAATCCAGCCGGGAGAGTGAGAGCCGGATTCAGTTCCTTCTTGACCGGCTCCTTACCTTCCGCCAGCAATTTGATTGTTTCGGTGAAGTTGCAAAGCTTGCGCTCTCGGGCTTTGATCCGAAACTTCTTCTTGTACTCCGGGAGGAGGGCTGGATGGTAGGCCGAAAGTAGATTTACGAGATTGGTGGACCGATACCCACACACCCAGCAATGGGTCAAGAAGTCATCCGTGCGGATAACCAGCTTCCTCTTTTGGAGATTATCTTGACGTTCCGCACAGATAGGGCATACAACAGAGATGTTCAAGCCGCCATTTGAAAGCGTACCCGTACCAAATGCATTTTCGATGAATTCGATGATTTCTCTCTGTGAGGCCATGCGTTGCTACGCTACAGTAAGTTGACCGCCTCGGCAAATGACCCAGGCATCAATTTCATCAGCCGCACCTGCCACAGGCACTCTTGTCCCCTTCTTCTTTCCCACCTTGACCTCCCTGGTTTCAAATGGGAGATCCGGGTAGCATAGGAGGACGAACTCCCGGACTTTCTCTTTCACTGGGCGCTTGATGGAGCGGTTGTCTTTGTACCCAATCTTGGAGCGAGCGGAGGTTACATTCACGTCGTGAACCGGCACTCCAAAGTGCTTGTGGCTCAAATAGCTGACCAAGACGTTCATCTTCGCCAAGGTGAACAGGGTGTCAGCCGAGGAGAACCCAGCAGAGAAACCCTTGGCGTTGGCCTCGACAAAGATGCGTCGTACCTTGATCTTCTTCGGGAGCTGTTCCTTCATCCACTCCAGAACGGCGTCAGCCTTCTGGAAGAGGTTGGTGTACTTCTTGGAAGTCAAGGGAACGTGGCTCATGAATACCATCGAGCCAGAGGTGTCCAGGAGAGCCACACCCGTAATGGACGTGGAGATGTCCAACCCAAGGTCTACGATCGTTTCCTCGCCTTCCTCGTGCGGGGGATCGACGCTTTCTTCACGGATCGACGCTTCCGAGGCTTCCTTGGCTTCGGCGGGTCGTTCGCATGGTTCAGCTTCTTCAGAGCCATGATGATCGTGTTCGTCCAGAACTCGTACGCGATGTTTTGCCTTTTTGCCCATTCTTCTGCCGCTTTCGCCTTCTTTAGTACCTTGGGATCGGCCAATTTGTCTCGTCTTTTCACCTCGATGAGCTTTTTTGTCCCATCCTTGTAGGTGACCAAGAAGTCCGGGTAGTAGGTGCGGATCTTGCCTGTCCGAGCGTTGGAGACGTATGGAATGGTTACGCACTCATACCCGTATTCAACGACATTGGGATCGTTGTCCAGGAAGATGCAGACCTCTTTCTCCCACCCTGAGCGGTATTCAATGGGGGTGGCACACTTTGGGCTCTTGTGGACACCTGTCTTGTACCGCTTTTTCCTTTTTCTCTTCTTCTTGATGGGAGTGACCATGATGGGAGTATGGCTGAGGGAGGCAGCAAAGGAAAATGAGAACTCTTTTCACAGTGGAAGATAACCATAGAGAGGAAGGAAGGGGGATAGTTAGAAAAGAAATGAAAACAACGAAAAAGCAGCTAGCAACCTTGATCCACGAAGCAGTGAAGCGTAGTCTCCACGAAATGATTGCTGGCAAAGGCTATGTGACCGTGACCATGCAAGGACTTGAAGTTGGCCCGGTGCAAGTCTCTGCTCGGATCATTCCTGGGAGAAAGGGGACATACATGTCTCCAGAAGAACCCGAGGAGATCGAGATTGATGAATTTGCCCTTGATGGGACACCAATCTCCGTTGTGGAGCTTCTTGCCCAAGAGAACCATATCCGCATGGAGATGGGGGAGCCAACTCTCAGCGAAGAGGAATTGATCCGCAAGGCCGAAGTGGCAGTGGCCGAAGACAGCGTGATGAATGGCTACGACGACTACATGGACTTTTAGAAGTCCATCCTGACCTTGAACAGGAATTTGTCCCCCGTCCTTGCAACAATTGGTTGAGCCAAAGCTGTACGGGTGATCACGTTCAGGTTGTCATCATGCAGGTTGATACCTGTGATATAGACGAAGCGCTGGTCCGTGTCATTGGCATTATCCGAGGCAGAAACCGGCAAGTAGTTGGGGCTACTTGAAGAAACTACCATCTGAGCACGCTTGGCAAGGTTGAAGGTCAAGATGTGGGTGTTCTGGTGTCCCTGGAAGGTCAGTTCGAACTGATCTTTCCCGAAGAAGTACAAGGATGGGTGTTTCAAGAGGACCACACCCTCGTTGTAGAACACATTTCCCAGGCTCGCCCAATCAGGAGAGGAACCAGAAGTGTTGGAACGGTAGAGGTTACCCTCTCCATCATCTCGGATGGTGAACTCCATCTTGCCCGCGGACCCAGAGAAGCTGGTATCCCGCAGAACAAGGCTCCCAGGTTCGATCTTCATTCCATAGTACAGATTGGGAATGTTGAAGAAGACGACTTGGTTCGAGCTGTTGTCCCCGGTCCTTTGAAGGATCGTGTACCGGCCCGTGGTGCTTGGACGGAGGCTGAGATCATCAGGACTGATACCGTTCAGGCTGTCCACAATCGAACCCGTCGAGTTCTGCCCAGCTACCTGGAAAAGCCCAATTGGGAGGTAATCTCGCAGGGTTACAAATCCAGGTGTAACTGACCCGAGGTCATTAACGAACTGGGTGGTTGCAACCTTGTAGGGGGCATCGAAGCTCTGGGTCACAGAGAATGGACTGCCAGAAACAGCATAATCATCTGCCCCAGGGATCATGAAGGT